AAAATTCGAAAAATTGGGGGGGGTGTCAAGGGAAATCTTTCGAGCGTCGAAAATAAATTAAAAAAAATTCAAAAAAAATCCTTGCGCTCCTCCTATTCTGTGGTAGATTAGAAACATGAAAGACACCATCACCCTCAGCCTCGAAATTCCACAGCAAATCGTCATCGTTCGCGCCTTGATCAATCGGGTCGAAAAACTTTTCACTATTCGCCACGACATGAACGGAAAACTTGACAAGTGGACAGCAAACGAAATTCGCTCTGCAATTAAGCTGGTTCGCTTGGCAAGAAAAGCCCATGAGATGAAATTCTCCCTGTAAAATAATCCTTGCAATCAAATTCAATTCCACTATACTAAAACCATGATACCAATAAACACCATCCCCCTCCACGCTGTCACTCACCCGCAGCACTTCGTCAAATTCAGCGCAACGCGCATCTCAAACAGCCGTGGCACTCACGACTCTGGACAATTCCAGATTCACTCCTCGACTCGCTTGTTCCATGTGTTCGCCGTGAAACAGCCCGATGGCACTTTCATCGGCAACTACCACGGTACGGAAGAGACTCGCCTTGAACTGGTTAAGGAGAAGGCTAAAAAGCTCTCTTTCATCTGTGGTATGTATGGCATTGGCGGTCAATCACTTACCTGTGATGATGGAGTCAAGCTGGAAGATGGCTCTTTCCTCTACAACGGCAGCTACGACTGCTGGAGCGACTAGGCCTGGCATAGGTCTTGCTATGCGTGTCAGGGAAACTTGGCACGCTTTTTGCTATCCAGAAGCCAATCGGCGTAACTCCTTCAGTATCAACCACTTAGGGGCCCCTCGGGCCCGTAAGGCATTGCTGTTCAACACTTTACACTTGGCGCGCTTCTTGAATACCTACTCACCGGGCCTGGCACGCTTCTTGATTGGCGCGTTACCTGGCCTGGCATGACGCCTGCTTACATCCCAAAAAAATAATTCAAAAAAAATAGAAATAATTCTTGCCTTCTTTGTGATCTGTGGTATCTTAAAAACATGACAACGAACAACACCACCGCAGTAAACCCGAACGAAATCCCAGCCTCCACGACCCTCGTGAAGTTTACCTATGCCAAACCGCTTAAAGGCGGCGGCGTGAGTGTAACCCAGCGCGTCATCCGCATGGGGCGCGAGGTCATCCTGCCACTTCTCGCAGGCGGCTCGACTTGGGGCAAGAGCAACAACGGAAACCGCTTTGTGGCTCTCTATAAGAAGGACACAGAACAACGCCGCGAATACCTGCAAGGGGTTGAGGAGCAGGAGGATGGACGCCTCAAGATCAAGCGTTTCGACTTCGGCTACATCAGCGATCTCCAAGTGCTGGCGTAAGCCAGCCGAAATGAGCGACTTATGCTAATCTTTACAGCAGGAATAATCATCGGAATAATCTTAATTAAAAACTCTTAATAAATACTATGAAATCTATACTTAAAGCCAAAGTTCCACCCACAGTTAAACTCGGAAGCTGCACATTAGCAGGAATTTGTAGCCTTTACGAAACCCATAAGCAAAATATTCTCTGGGCATATAATAAAATGCTGGAAAGCGAAGGATATCAACCAGTTAGGCGTATGCCAGTTGGCACAAAATACCAGTTTGTGGCTGGGTTTGGCTTCTGATAAATAACCCGTAAGTCGCTGAGTATCAACGACTTAGGGGCCCCTCGGGCCCGTAAATCATTGTCAATCAACGGGTTACAACTTGGCACGGAAATTGAATACTAGAAACGAGGGCCTGGCATGGCGTTTGCTTGCGGAGAAAAATAAAAATGAAAAAAAAATCGAAAAAATATCTGGACAAAATTAGAGTTTTAGACTACATTAAAACCATGAAGCAAGAAATGGTATCCAGATACGAGTGGGCAAAAGCAAGATTTGAAAATGGCTTGATCTCTCAAGATGAATGGTTCAAACTCTGCTTTGAAATCCTTGGTGAAATCATGGAGGAGAATAAAGATGTCCTCATCCGCCTCAAGAATCGCTGAAATAATCCTTGCAATAAAAATCTCAACCAATACAATTAAAACCATGAAAGCAATAAACGCCATCGAAAAACTCATCCCCTACTTGTTCGCCTCTGTCTTCGCCCTTGCCATGTTCAATCTTTTCTTTGCATTCGCTGAATATGTCGAACGCCACGGGCTTTAATCTCTCAATCACCAACCAACAAAAAACAAAAAACAAAAAAACACCATGACAAAAAAACACTTCACAGAAATTGCAAAGAGCATCAATCTTCAATACGCGCAAGCTGCTACAACCCAAGAGCTTAAATTGATTGAAAACATTGTGGATGATCTCTGCTCTACCTTCAAAAATCTCAACAACTTGTTCGACAAGAATCGTTTCAAACAAGCCTGTGGAATAGAAAAATAAAGCGCGCAAACCCCTGAGTATCAACGACTTAGGGGCCCGTCGGGCCCGCAAGTCCTTACACCTCAACGCTTTACAACTTGGCACACTTTTTGAATACCAGAAACGAGGGCCTGGCATGTTCCATGCTTGTGCCTGAAAAATAAATTAAAAAAATATCTGGACAAAAACGAGAGAATCGACTACCCTAAAACCATGAAAAAATACCTCAACCAAGACGAACTGATCGACCGCCTCTCTGACTATGCAGGGGAAAACCTCTACAACAAATATGACCGCTTCATGGAGCAAGCTGGCGGCAATGTCTGGCTCGCTGAAAGCCTCGCGCAAGAGGACGCAATCCTAAAGCGTATCGCCCGCGAACAGGCAAGAGAGCTGAAGGAAACTGAACGCTTCGACTAAAAATAATCCTTGACGCGCTCGCCACTAACCACTAAACTAAAAACTCAATCAAATAACCTCACCATGAAATTCACTAAAAAAACAGACCCTCTAAACTTCATCCAAGCAAAAGCTGTCCTTCAAAAGATCGAAGATCAAAAGCCCTACTTCTCTCTGACTGGGCGCATTGTTGAAAATGGGCGCGAATCTGTGAGCGGCGCAATTCACGATGAAATTCTTGCCGCCTTTCCAGAACTCGATGACCTTGTTGCCATGCACCTTTCCGACATTGACGGCAGACCCATGAACTCTTTTGAAAATGGCAAATACTGGGCAGGATTTACAAAATGGGAAAACGGCAACGCTGAAATTCTCGCAAATCATTTTAGGATTGGAAAACAAAGATCGCAAGACCTTATGTATGAGACTCTTGTTGATAAATGCAATGACATTAAAGCTGATACTGGCGAGGATGTTCTTCCAGAAACTCTCTTCAAAGAGTTCCACGATAGGCAGTTAAGAAGATGGAAACAAGAGGCTGATAATGTCATTAAAAAATACTCTCTCGAAATCGTTGCAGATTAACAGATTAAGGAGAATATAAAAATGGAAATCACTCTACTTCTCGGCTTGGCTCTTGGCGTCTTTCTTGTGGCAAATAATTAAATTAAAAACAAAATAAAATGAAAAACAAAATCATCCTCATCTCATTCTCTCTCAACCTCTTACTGGCAATGACTTCCTGCTCATTCTATACTCTTGCCACAATTAAACAAAACGAGAATGATCAAGTAAAAAAAGCCGCTACGCAAGTCTTTGACTTTCCAGAGATTAAGAGCGAAGAAACGCCAAAAACCCTGCCAAAGAAAAAACAGAAAGCGCGCCAATCTTAAACGGCACGCGTAAGTCCCTGAGTCTCAACGACTTAGGGGCCCCTCGGGCCCGCAAGTGATTGGTAATCAACAAGTTACAAGTTGGCACGCTTCTTGAATACTCCGATTCGAGGCCTGGCACGGCGTCTGCTTACATGGCAAAAATAAATTAAAAAATATCTTGCACTTTTTTGGGACTTGGAGTATCTTTTAACCATGAACACGACCACCACCACCACCGACAACGAAATCATCAGCCTCGCCAGCGTGACTTGCGAGGAACTTGACGATACTTACTTTCAATTCGCCGACGGACTACGCGAAGAACAGGAAAGCGAGCAATACGATTCTTACCAAATCGACGACGACAACGACGACGATCATCACGGCTTCAACCGCGAACCCCGCGAGGACAACTTCCGTGATGATGTGGACGCGGACGCAAACGCCTTGGCTGGAGCCGGTTACGGCACGGACGAGGATTACGGATACTTCGGGGGCGACGAGTGGTGAGCGTAAACCCCTGAGTCTCAACGACTTAGGGGCCCCTCGGGCCCGCAAGTGGTTGGCGTTCAACGCTTTACGATTGGCACGATTCTTGAATACCTCAAATTGCAACTTGGCACGCCACCTGCTTACAGGGAAAAATAAAAATAAATAAAAATTAAAAATAATTCTGGACATTAAGAAACCTTGTGATACCTTAAATCCATGACAACAACACCAACCACCACGAAAGCAATGAAGAAAAAGACAACAAACCGCTGGAGGCTGTCTATAACTTACCCGTCTGGGCATGGCATAGCCGAAACATTCGCAGTTGGCGCAACTAAACAGCAAACTCTGTATAGATGGTTTCTGCAATTTTATTGTGGCAGTGTTCCATCTGGCGCTCGCATCCCTAAAAATGCAATCTCTATCACTTGGATGAAAATTTTTCCTTCAAAATAATCCTTGACACCATCAACTTTAACCATTAAATTAAAAACTCAAAACATGAATACAACAAACACCCAAACCCAAAACTCCAACCTCATCATCTCGCTCTACGGCTCTGAAATTGCCGTTGGCATCGAAGGAACACGCGAGGAAATCAACCAGCAATTCAACCGCTTTTTCAACATGGGAGGGGCAGCACCAAACTGCACTGCCGCTTTCTGCTCTGAAGACTCTGACGCTGGCGACAATTACATTCACTTCTTGAGCGACCGCTTCGCTTACTTCCTCTCTGACGAAGAGGCAATGATTAAAGCCCTTGAGACTGAACAACTTATGATTGCAAACTCCAAACCCAATCCCGAACATAAAGGCAAGAAAGACGGCATTCTTAATGAGGTAAAAACTTTAGCCAAAGATCTTTACAAAAGTATCAAGCGCGAGAACTTCATGCTTTACAAAACCTCGGAACAGGTTGCGTTCAAGAAACTTGACGGCGGCGCACCTTCGCTGGATATGTCATCGCTCAACTTCTTCTCGACTCACGCCCATGTGAGTTGAGGAAATCCCCTTAAGTTGCTGAATATCAACGACTTAGGGGCCCCTCGGGCCCGCAAGGCCTTGCTACTCAACGCTTTACAACTTGGCACGAGAATTGAATAGCCCGATCTAAAACTTGGCACGCTTTTTGAATATCTCAATCAGAGGCCTGGCACGCTTCTTGAATAGCTGTGAGAGGGTTAAAAATAAAAATGAAAAAAAATAAAAAAAATCCCTTGCCTATTCTGTCAAATAAGACTATTCTCTTTCTTGTAATCAACACCACCAAACACCATGACATTACTTGCCACCAATACCAAACTCGAAAAAGGAACCAAACTCGACTGGACGACAAAAGGTCTGTCCCTCGCTCCTGCTAACCTCTCTGGAAAACAGCTCTGCCCTCACCGCTCCGCTGGCTGTGAACTCGCCTGCCTCAACACCGCTGGCATGGGCGTATTCTCCAATGTTCAAGAGGCTCGAATCAATAAAACCCGCTTTCTGATCGAGAAACGCGCCGACTTTCTAGCGGCTCTCAACAAGGAACTCGTCAACCTCAACAAACGAGCAGGCAAGGGTCAGAAAATTGCTGTGCGCCTCAATGTTCTTTCCGATCTGCCTTGGCATAACATGATCGACATGAAGAGCTTCGAGAATCTTCATTTTTATGATTATACTCCTAACATGGGTCGCATGATCCAATTCTTAAATGGAGAACTCCCTGCAAACTATCACCTTACATTCAGCCGCAAAGAAAATAATCAGGCTAAGGTTGAATTGATCGTTGCAATGGGCGGCAATGTCGCGGTCGTGTTCGACAAACTCCCCGAAAGCTATCTCGGCAAGCAAGTTGTGGACGGTGACGCAACCGACTTGCGATTCCTTGATGCTAAAGGGGTTATCGTCGGGCTGAAAGCCAAGGGCAAGGGCAAAAAAGACACATCGGGCTTCGTAGTAAAAACATAACATGAAAGGACATACAACAAAAACAAACTATAAATGGAACTCACTATCATTCTTGGCTTTATACTTGGCATTTTTATGCTCTACTCTTCTAAAAATTAAATCAAAAAAAATTAACTTGACAAAACAAACCAAAAAACCTATAAATAATAATATGATTAACCTCACTAAAACCAACAAAACCAACAACATGAACACAAACAACCGCAAAGCTCAACAACTCGCTTCACTCATCACTGAAATCGTAATTAACAAGGGAACCTGCTTTGCAGGATTCACTTACAACGGCAAACGCCGCAACCTCACCCTCGGCGCAAAAATGGCTGGTCGCCTCGCTGGCGGCACTTCATGGGGCAAGACATACGCCAATGGCGCGATTGTAGAGCATAATAATAATCTTTATCTCCAAGGCGTTCCTAATAATGAGGATACGACTGCCGTGGTGAAGCGGTTCAAACTCGCCGAAGTTGATAACTTTGTAATTGGTTAGTGGTCAGGGTATAAGGGTAGAAACGCGCCTTGTGGTGGGGCGCGTTTCTTTTTGCCCAGAAGCCTTTCCTCGTAAGTTGCTCAGCATCAACGACTTACGGGCCCCTCGGGCCCCTAAAGCATTGACGATCAACGAGTTACAACTTGGCATGGATCATGCTTGCATGGCAGAATAAAAATTAAAAAAATATCTTGACCAATAATCAAGGAGCTTGTAAGATCAATACTGTAATGAATAAAGTTTATATTGTTTTCAAAGAAGAAGATTATGCAGCAGATAGATTGTTGTCTATTCATGCCACAGAAGAAGGAGCCAAAAAAGAATGCCAAATACGCTTTGAGCGTCTCGGTGGCGCAATAGATCCTTACTATTGGGAAGAAACAGAAGTTCAACCATAAAAATATCCTTGACCATTGTATAAAATTATAGCATACTCTTTTCTGTTATGAACACCATCACTCGAACACCACAAATCAACATCGGCGACGACATCACCTTGAACGACGAGAAGGAGGGACGCGTTCTCTCCAAGACCATCGCGGGAATCTTGACCAACATTTTTGATGGCGAGGGCTACATTCGCAAAGTAAAGCCAACCGAAATCATTGCGCTTCGTCGTGGTAGCAATTTCTTCAAAGTCTCAATCAAGTCAAACATTTAATCTCATTTTAATTCAACCAACAAACCAACAAACCAACCAAACAAAATGAAAATCACACGCAAATCACCATTGACAGGAATCACCCGCACCAAAGAAATTGATGTCACGATTGAGCAAATCTTAGCATGGGAAGAGGGCGAACTCATCCAGAACGCAATGCCGCAACTCTCGGCGGACGACAGGGAGTTCGTAAAGACAGGGATCACAGGGGAAGAGTGGGATCAACTCTTTGGCGGCTCTGAGGAAGCAGAACAGGAGGAGGAACTTGTATGAGAAATACAACCTCACAAGATAAGTGGCTAATGGTCTTAAACTTAGCTGGACAACTGCATGATGTTCTCTTTGATGGAAAAGATGTTTATGACTACAATTTTCCAACAGAAAAAATTCATAAGATTAAAACTCTCTGCGGATTAGTCATTGACCATGATACACTTGCAAAAATTTGTTCAGAGAAAATGATTGGTAAGAAAGTTGTATCTTCTGCATTTGATGGTAGATGGATGACAGAGGATGTGAATACGCCTTTCACTCTCTCGGTAGCTTCTGAAACCTACTGGTCTTCATAAAGCGTTAAGCCCCAGCGGTTTAGGGGCCCCTCCGGCCCGTAAGTGGTTGGTATTGAACATGTTATGCATGCGTATACATATACCCATAAGTGTATGCAGAACTATCCCCGCCCTCATTATTTGCATTATTTACGGCCACCTAGGCCGCTATTTGCCCAAATTTTTTTTCTTTTTTTTGAATTTTTATTTTGAAATTTTTATTGACAATGGTGTAAAAAGACACTATATTAGTTTTATAAGGTAGTTGGTTCCCGATGATCCAATGGGACTGGGCTTACTCGGTCGAAAACAAAATCGGAAATTGATTTTTGACATTTTATTTTTGTTTGGTAGATAGAGTAGTAATACCTATCCCTGTGCAATCGAAAGAGGAGTGGTGCTTAATAAGGCGTTTCGTGTGCATTCGTATGCATCGCAGCCGCTTGCCAAATAGATTTTTAGTAGACCCGCCATGCCTCTCACTTGCAATGAGTAGTTTCTAAAGTACACGGCAACTAAGTAAGTTGATGCACACTTTGGCGGGTGTTCTTTTACCAAGCGCAGATGCTCGCAAAGCTCTACCGCGATGGGCGACAATGCAATGTTTCCGGAAACAACATTTAACCCATAGGGAACTTCAGAAGAAGTCTTGGTAATAATTCTAAAACTGGAATGTTAGCTTAGAGGCAGCTATCATCTAAGGAGTGGGACTGGACGTGGAGAACTGGTAATTAGTATGGACACAATTCAAATAAGCCATACATCCTATTTATAGGTGCGGAGATGACCGTGAATTGCGTTTCACAGGACGAAGAAATTCGTAACCCCTTTGGCGTAAAAGCACACCAGTAAATTTTATATGCGGGTTAGACTAGAGGTCAAAGTCAACGGGCTCATATCCCGTAGTCTAATATAGACACGTTTGGTTCAATTCCAACACCCGCAAATTTTTTAACGAATAGTGGCCTAATGGCTAAGGCACCCCGTTTGGGGCGGAGGGATTGGAAGTTCAAGTCTTCCCTATTCGATTGACTTAAATCTTCTCCGTAATTTTATTCTTTATTATGGGTGCTATTTTAGTTTCAAATGCTTCATCCATAATCTGTTTTTGTTTTTTTCTACTGCTTACTTCTGAGACATTTATAATAAAAAAAGAATAGTTCATATCACACAGCTCTCTAAATTTTATACTATCTTTAAGTTTTACATCCTCAAGCTTCTTCTCTCCGAATATTGGGAAATAGTGAACTGGTCCATTTACTTCTACCGCTAAAGATATTTCTGGTATGCAAATATCTATCTCAAGACCAGATTGTAAGGTTTTCCTATCTGACTGAATGACATTCAAAGAGGGAAATACTTCTTTTATTTTTAAGAGAAGATAATCCTCTGGAAAGCTTATATTTCTTTTGCAACCTTTATTGATATGAAAATTTTTATTAAAATACCTCATACGGCAAGATTTGCTACAGAATCTTTGATTATGCTTTGCCTTGTTGTGCTTCCTATCTTTCAAGGGTTTAAATAATACATTACATTCTGGACAGTTTATCATATGCTTATGATTAATTACACTTTTACATAAGCTATTAGACTTGAAAAATATCAGTCACGCAAACTTCTCATAATCAATAACTTAAGGGCCCATCCGGCCCGTAAAGCCCTCTGCGTCAACAGGTTATATTAAATGAATTTTTATTCAAAATAATTCTTGACCATTGTATAAAATTCCTATACATTGATAGATGTTATGAGCAACCTTGTTTCACCACTACTTGTCCCATCAGATATAAGGGAGTTTGCCGAAAATAATGTTAAGAAAGCTCTCGCCATTGGAGCATCAAAATTAAATATCCACATCCCATTTGAGGGTGTGCAATTTTTCAAAAAGAGCAGGACAGCAGGATATGTCCAACCAATGACCAGTAGCCTTGTCTATTTGAATCTTGAACTTGTCAAGCAGAATCGCCAGCATTTTGAGAAAGACACGATCCCGCATGAGGTAGCTCACCTGTTTGCAAGAAAACTTCAAGTGTTGAAGAACCTTCCAGTAGAAGGGGCGCACGGCAAAACTTGGAAAATGGTTATGCGGCGCGTGTATGGTCTTGAGCCAACTCGTTGTCATTCTTTAGACACGACTGGAATAGGAAAATGCGTTTCGCGCTTCCGATATATCTGTAATTGCAAGAAGCATGAGTTTACTGCAATCCGACATAATAAAGTTCAAAGCGGCAAGCAGTCTTATCGTTGCGGCTCTTGCAAATCTCGTTTGACATTTCTTTCAAAAATTGATTAAATATAAAAGTAGAAAACAACCAACAAACCAAAATAAAACCATGCCTAACCATTGCTATAATCAACTCAAAATCTCAAGCGAAGAAGATATTCTAAATGTTCTTAATCCTTACTTGGTATTCAAGGGAGATAACGAATACAGCTTTGACTTCAACAAGATCATTCCAGAGCCAGAAACAAATAATGGGGAAGATTGGTATTACTGGAGAATAGAGAACTGGGGGACGAAATGGGGCGGATATGATGGGAGGCTAAATGAAGATGGTTCAATGTTTTGTTTCAACACAGCTTGGTCCGCTCCGCTTCCAGTAATTAAGAAACTTGCAGAAATCACAGGGCTGACTTTCGTTCTTGAATATATTGAAGAGGGATGTTTTTTCTGTGGTCGCTACACGGCTGGAAAAGATGGGGATTACGATGAGTTTTACAATGAGATTGGAACAGCCCCGCAAGAACTTCTCGATAGCGTTGGCTACGAGCCATACCAAGAAGAGTGATCAACATAAACCCCTGCGAGTCAATGACTTGCAGGCCCGTCGGGCCCGTAAGTTCCTGGCGCGCAACGGTTTATATTTTTTTAATTTTTATTCAAAATAGTTCTTGCCTATTGTCTAAAATAGTTCTATAAAAGAATTATCAACCAAACAACCAACCATGAAAATCAAACCATTCAAAATCGAGGTTGCAAAACCCAAAGCGCGGAAGAAAGCTGTGCCGCCCACCAAAGTAATCAAAGACAAGAAACAATACAGCAGAAAACAAAAGTATGCTCTATCTTTTCTCCAATGGGGGTATGAACTATGACTGCCAGCCTCAAACAGAAAGCCTTCTGGTTTCACTACAATAAGCCGCTATCGCTTCAGCAGAAGAAAAACATACTAACCATCCACTTTGACGGGGCTTGTCATTTTGTGGAGGGATTAGACTGTCGAGTTCCTATCAAGACAAGAAACAGAAAAATTCAGCCGCGCTGTGTCATGGCAGGAAAAGCAACCGAGATCAAAGTAGAAAACGAAACCGCAATTATTATTTAATTAAATAAAATGAAATTAGATACATTAGAAGTAGCCATATTATCAGTAATGGCATTCACCTTTGGATGCCTCATAACGCTCTTTGGGGTTCAGATAATCGTAACCGATCCACTCCGAACAGAAGCTATCCAAAAAGGATATGCCTCTTGGGAAGTAATCGACCAGTCAACAGGAAAAACTGAATTCAAATTCAAATGAAAACACAACTAAAACTAATACCAGAGCTAATACCAGAGCAAGAATACAAAATCCAAACGCGCACTCTTTGGGGATGGGGTGACTTGAAGTTTAGCGAAGATGGTCATAATTACTATACCGAAACCTTTGTTTCAAAAGAAGACGCTGAGACTGAAATAGAGGATATTGTCGAGTCTCTCGAAGAGTCAGACGAACTCTACCGAGTTGTTGTAGCCGAAGAGGTGGAAGACATAAACATCTATTGTTAGACTATAAGTGCTTGTAGCTCAATGAGTTACAGGCCCGAGGGGCCCGTAAGTTGTTCACTTACAAGCCTTTGCATTTTACTTTTTAATTGAAAACTTTTCGATCTCTCCTGTGCGGAAGAGCATTTGTATATATGTCTCTTCACCAAAGAGATACAACGGGCGAGGGTCTGGCTCTCTAAACGGGAAGATGATGCTCAATACTTTATTTAGAATTTTTTTAATTAGCTTTTCCATATTATTTATTTGATTTAATTTTAATCGATCCAAGAAGAAGGAAGGCGGCAAGCCATGTCCAGAAGGTGAATGGTATCCCAAGACGGAATAACTCATTCAATGACCAGATAATTGCAAGCGGCACAATGGCTGAATAAGCCGCCACAAATAAAAATCCTCCAAATAACATTCCTAAAACTTCTGCTATATCTTTTTTCATTTTAGTTCTTCTCCTATGCTTCTATCTGCAAATTGCGTACATCGGATTCGCCAGCTTGCCTTATCATATACCACTCTTCGGTTTGCGCTGTGCCGTTTTTAAGATTATACTCGATGTTGTCGCCGTAGCTGTTGCCATCACCAGCTCCAGAATAATCGTAAACCTCCCATACCCAATCTTCGATTTCTGTGGCAAAGGACTCGATAAACTTTGGCGTCATGCCAACCTCAAGATAGCCATTATCGTCGCCTCCGCTGAAGTTAAGGACGATGGTTTCGATTCCAAGCTCTTTGGCTTTGTTGTAGATTGCTTTGCTTAATGGTTTGATGTTCATAATGGTATTTTTTCTATTTTTATTTTATTTCGAGGGTTTGTGTTTTGGTTGTTTTTCCGACTTGTAGCATCCACTTTTCTGGATGTTTTGTCAAGGGGGAAAGATAATCTTTTGGAGTTGGGATGAATCCGCAATCCTCCATGAGATGCTGTTCAGATAAAAGTTTTGTAGGAATTTTTTGACCCTTGGAGTTGGTGATCGTATGTCCAAACTTTTCGATTGACCATTGGATGCCAGCAGAGTGATGCCTCAATGCCCTATGTGTCCAGTCCCCTGTGAATGCTTTGGTTTCGTCAAACCAGTCGTGCAGGGCGATGTAATCTTCTGGCTCACCTCCCCATTTGGCGGCAGAACTTTGAGCGTGTTTGTATGGCGTCATTTTAGTTCCTTTCAAAGCAAATAAAAGCAGGAGTGCTTTCTCCCACCCAAGCTCCCTCAACATTAAATTGGAAGTATTCTTCGGCTTCATCATAAGACATATCTTTTGCAAGAATGTCGATGCACTTGGCGCGATCATAGACGGCAAAGACGCTGTTGAATTGAGTGGCGATGCCAACAAAGGCATCTTCGTAGCCAGTGGCTAAAGTAATTTCTTGATCCTCGCCCAAGCAAGAATCAATAGCATTTTGAATTTTGGTGGTTGACATGGTTTGGTTGGTTGAGTATCCAATGTAGGGTAATTTTATTAACTTGTCAAGCGGATTTTATACTACATAACTTGTTGCCGCCCAGGTACTTGCGGGCCGGAGGGGCCCCTAAGTCGCTGATACTCAACAACTTAAGGGTTGGCTTACTTGTTTTTATTAATTTGCTTTAGTAATCTATTTCAATGTAGATGAGCTGTCCTTCTTTGGCAAGGTTTTTATATTTCTCTTTGATCTCTGGCGTGTCCTTGTATGTGTCTTGGACTTTCCATACCTCATCGAAGTTTTCTTCTGTGAGTGTTTTTACTTCGTAAGATTCGCAGGAATTTTCATAATCAGAGAAGTGATCCTCCAGTTGGCTCAATAGTTTCTGAATGTATTCAGATTTGGTTTTGCCTTCTGGAATCCGTTTGATTTGTGTTTCGAGCATCCCCATTTTAGGTTTAGTTTGGTTGTATTGTCGGTTGAGTATTTAATCTAATTTAAATTTATTGTTTTGTCAAGCTACCATTTTATGAAGGTTGATAGAATGATTCCAAGAATTACGATTAGTGCGAATGACGGGTTTGTTGTTTCCATTTTGGTTTGTTGTTTTGGTTTTGTTGTTAGTATTGAATCTCATCTGTAAAGTCTCCCTCCTCAAGAACATAAGACCAGTAGCGCGAGTTTGTATAGCCTTGTTTTCTATCCCAATAAATGCAACGCGCAACATAGCAGGAAACATTATACTCGAAACACATTCTGACCCAATGATGCTCGATCTCTTGATATTTGTTTCTGTGCTTTGTTTGATCCAGTCCGTAAAGTTGGAATAGGTGAGTATCAAGGCAAGTGATCTCTGCTTCTGATGGGTAGAGCATCTCGATGCTGAAGCTGGATTTTGCCATACCCAAACCAAGAATAGTATCCTCGATACGATTGCGATATTCAGTCCAAGACTCGCCTTCTGCTTTCTTGTAGAAGGATGGGTTGCTCCAATACTTGATTGAGAACTGCTTGATAAACTTTACGCGATTGTTATACAGCCCTGCGCCACTCTCCCTCAAGCGATCCTCAAGAGCCTGCCAGTTGTTCATCCACTCCCACCAGTTTTTGATGAGAGAATACGCTTTGATATTGGACTCCCAAGAGGTATGGACGCTTGTAAAGGCGAAAAGGAAACGCTGAAAAATTTCCGTATCGTTGATTGGCTTGAGAGCAGACCAGTAAGCGGTCTGGAAGTCGATCTCATTTTTTGTCAATGAAGCAAAGAAAGCCTCTGCTTCGGTTGCGTCTATTCGGGCGATTGTGGTTGTTGGTAGTGTAGTGGTTGACATACTCAATCAAGGTATGCGTTTTTGATGGATGCGTCAATGAATTTTTTATAGAATATTCCTCGTGCAAGTTGTTCAACCAGAAGTACTTGCGGGCCGGAGGGGCCCGTAACTCACTGAGTTACAAGGCTTTGCGTCATGAATTATACTGCAACCAATCTAAGATTTCTTGATAGTAATTATCATAAAGGAGAGCCCTTGCCTCTTCCAGCTCGCAGGTATTAACCAAATCCAATACAAAATCAAAATTCTCTACATTAGGCATTTGACTTGATGTCAAATAAACTATAGCCTTCTTAACGCTTGAATTGATTAGATGTTGTTGCATATTTTTTTTTTTTTTAATTTAAATCTGGCGTTTTATTTTGACAGGATGACGCCCAACCCCCAATCCTCAAATTCTCAAGATAGCTTGAATACTCGGGCTGGCTTGCCCTTGCCTTGTGGCTTTGTGCCAACAATCTGTATTGTGTCTGGATTCTCGCGCTGAATCTTTGCAATCTCATTATTGATAACGAACTTCTTTACTCCAAGTTTAGCAGCGATATGCCCTACTGTAAACTCTTCATGGCGAGGCAATTGAATTGCGTGCTTCTTTGGGCGACCCGCGCCCACTTTTGTATGTTTAACATTCTCAATGCTCATTTTCTTTACTTTCTTTGTTTTAGGTTTTACTTCTTTTTCTTCTTCTTTTTTTTCATTTAAAATTGTATTTAAAATTTCTTTTGGAATTGTTATCATGCCCTCCTTATTGATTGGTAGCTTTTGCCTCCCCACATCATAAGAGACCATTGTGGCTGGAGCGAAGAAGTCAACGAATGGTGAATAGCCCCCTGCATCTGTTTGTTTGTATCCCTGCACCTTGCAGGTTGACTCGCCGCCTCTGATGAGATACATTAGCTTGAATGTATCTTTAAGAGATTCTACGATGAACGGAGCACCATCTTGCAGATTTTGCAATTGAGTTGTTCTACGCTGTTGCATCAGTAAACCCTCCCTCATTCTTGAAAACATACTTGCGGAGATACTCTTTGCCGTTTGCTGTGATCTCCCTGCCGCCAGCTTTAATCTGCATCAGACCTTTCTTGACAAGATAGGACTCAAACTCAAGCATGATGGCTTGCCGTGTGAACCCTGTCTTTGCTGACAAGTTGTTGAGGGAGCAACCAGTAGGGAACTCGCTCAATGCCTTGAGAACTTGAACCTCGGAACTCTCAAGACCCATAGGCATGATACCAAGAACCTCGCAGAGAGTTTCCCAATGTTTCTGGCAAAGTTTTGAAACCTTGCCGCCCTTCATATACTGGACGATGTTATCCTTTGCCATCAATACAGCGTTACGCGCATTGCCACGGCATACCGAAGCAACATGAGGCATTACATCTTCTGGAATCTCCAAGCCCTCATCAAGATTCTCGCGGACAATCCTTCCAAGGTCTGAATACTCGTATTCGTCCATGTGAAGAATACGGCAACGATCTTTGAAAGGCCCCACCAATTTTTGCGGATCAGTAGTGGCGAATACAAAGCTCACCTTCTTGAAGTCAAAAAGAATTTCTGAATCTTCATATCGAAACAAGTTACTATTCTTCTTGTTTGGATTAAGGATTGTAAGCAGTGAAGTTTGAACGCTTTCTGGAAGAGCATGACACTCATCAAAAAAAACTGTCAAAGTTTGGTCATTAACATACTTGAGAACAATGTCTTCCACGAATTGTCTCACATTCTTAACTGTGCTGGAATTGACTGTCAGCAAAGGCTTTGGGCGACCTCCCATAGCGTCGAGTCGAAGATTCCTTGCGAGGGAAACAGCGAACTCTGTTTTGCCAGAACCTCTACCGCCTACCAAAAGAATGGTTGGCAGAATTTGAGTCTCGCGGAAAGAGTTGAGATAAAAGCGAAGTTGCGCTTTCAATTTGTTCTGTCCGATCAAGTGGGCGAAATGATCTTTCTCTTCTTGGGTTGTGTTTGTATCGTTCATGGTTTAATATAGTAGTTGGTTTTTATACAATAGTCAAATAATTTTATTCTAAATCCGAATAATTTTATAGATTGATTGTCGCGTCTAATAGAGACTCATACTTCTTCCATGCCCTGCCCAATGCAATTGAATTTCCAACTTTCCTGCTGTAGTTTTCCTGCTCAGAGCAAACTGCCTTGCCAGACACATTGAATGTTTTATCTGGACTGGTTAGCTGAATTTCGGTAATGCCCCCCTTGGCTGAAACCTCGGAAGAACTTCCATTAAAGCGATCACGCAAAAAATAATTGCGCTGATGCAGGACGCGAACTTTCCAGCCGCGCTGCCGTAGATTTTTGATTGACAATGTTGAGTTTGGTATTTCTGGTTTCATATTTTTATTTAATTAAAATGGGTTTTCGTCAAATGTTTCCAGCTCTGCCTGTGGGGAAATATGGTCGTCATCCTTTGGCTCTTCTTTTACTTTGTTAGCCTTTGGAGAATCCGGCTCATCATTTCCGAAGTCAACAAGTTGCATCTCTGCCTTACCGCTACTCACGCAATGCGTGACAACATCCAAGTTAGAACTAACAGCCTTCCCGTTAAGTCCAACAAGTTGTGCGTATCGGATAGACAAAATGACTTTTGCATCTGGTTTCAATACTCTGTTTAGTTCACTCAGTTCAACTTGCATGAAGCTAACTGACCCTGGCTTTCTTCCTCGTTGTTTTGACATACCCATAATATAAATGAATTTTAATGTGAATGCAAGTATAAAGTATAGGATTGTTAAGTTATTGATACTGAGGCGCTTGCGGGCCGGAGGGGCCCGTAACCTGTTGATATTGAATGACTTATAAAGGTGCCAGTTTGCAACCTTAAAGAATAAAAATACAAAAAAAATGGGAGGCTTGCGCCCCCCATTTCTTTCTTCAGTATGAGTTTATCTCTCAATCTTCTTCCTCGTCCCACGCAAGTTCATTGTAGGCATCCTCATATCCTTTGCTGTATGCCTCGTCCAAGTCGTTTTCGGTGTAGAGAGGTTCACCATCAGAGGAAACAACAGAGTGCGAAAACTCTTCTGCCTCAACCTTGCGGTCTGTGTATTCGCGCAAGACCTCCATCTGGCAAACGCGCATCTTGGCGTTGTTGTAGTCTTTGGGAACTGCGATAACATCAGCAGGATTCACCTTGACAATAACAATTCGATCAGTCGAATCGGAGTTAGAACCGAAGTGTGGCAGGTAGCTCCATCCCGCACAATGCAATCCATTTGAGCAAGTCCTGTCTCGGTCTGGATCAACCTCGTTGCGCTTCATCGTTGGCGTTGCGCCAACAGAGTAGTCAACAGAGTTGGAGTGAATGTCCTTCCAGTTGCCGCGAATCTTTTTCCACGCGAGGAAGTGACCATCCTCGGTGATTGGGATTTGGTTTGCCTCAAGGAACAAGTAGAGTTCTTGAACTGCCGTGTAGGATGGATTCTCCATCACATTCTCAAGGAACTTGACAAGTCCCGTTGCGTCCAGTCCCTCGCGCATAATGTCGAGGATGCGTTCGCACATAACATTGTGGAGAGGCTTGCCATCATACAAAACCTCGCCGCCAACAACTTCGACGCTACCATCGAAGGTCTGGTTGATCTGATTCTTGATTGTGGCGAGTCCTGCCGCTTCTGCATACTTGCCCTCTTTGCAGAGTTGGAGAATGTCGTTGAACTTGGGGTTTGAGTTGTCGATGACCGCAGTATCCTCGGAGAAGATAAGCGTGATTTGCTCCTTGGACACGAAGCGTCCGATGAGAGCTTGAGTTGCGTATGGGTTGGTCTGGTTGTTAGTTGTGTTCATAACAAAACCAATATGCACCTTTTTGATTGGCGTGTCAAATTTTTTTTCAAGTTTTTTTTCAATACGTAAGTTGTTGGTAGCCAAGGACTTGCGGGCCGGAGGGGCCCGTAACTCGTTGGCGTTGATATACTTACATGAGCTGGGCGAAAAGCAAAAAGAAGGGGCGCGGCAACCACTCCGCGCCCCCAACCACCACTAACCATGATTTTTATTTAATTTTAATTCTACAACGCATCAATCATGTTGATATAATCTGTGAGCGCTTTCTTGTAAGTGTCTGGATTGTATTCGTCTGAAACTGGCAAGACGAGAGGATACTTTTTAATGATCTCGTTTACAAGATTCGTAAACTCACTCATTTCCTTGTCGATAGATGCTTGAGCATCAGCAATGAATGACTTATTGGCAAGGCGAATGAGGCTAATAGTTTTACTATCCATGCACTTCGATTGATCTTGAATGATTGGCTTGATTGTAGCCATTGCTTTGCCAACAATATGATTGGCAGGGAGAAGCGTAACCAATGACTTGAGAGTTTCTGGCAACCCGCGCATTTCCCAGTTTTTAGAAAAATCGCGGAACTTACTCTTGAAGTTGTCCCAAGAAATAGCATTGATTCCCTTGTTGATCTGGTCTTGAAATTTTTTGTCTTGAACAAGATTGCAGAACTTAACAACAGGCTTGCCGTCGAAAGTCGAATCATTGAACTTGTCATAATCGGCTTTTGGAAGGAACAAGGCGGCAGTCTTCTGCTTTGATTCGTCAGAGAGAATCGCAATGATCGGGTCAACATAATTTGCTTGAAGTTGATCGTAAACCTTATTCGATACCGAGGGGAACAGGATGAACTTTTCTGTGTCCTTGTGCGAGGCGGCGTTGTAAAACTCAACGCAATCGTGAAACCCATAGTTGCGACCAGAGCGCATACGGAATGTGCCTTTGGCAGTTGCGCCAGTTGAAGTCGAGGTCTTACCCTTGCTTGGAACTTTAGGCAGGGAACTTGTCAACACGAACTCTCCCACCCATCCAGTTTCTTGAATGAACTTGGCTTTTTCAGAATCCTTGAGGATGTAGAAAGCGTATGAGGCATAGCTATCATTCTTTTTCTTTTCGAGGATGACTTGCTTTGCGCGACCAACGCCGCCCACCTTCAAATCGTCCAAGAATAAAAATGCTTTTTTATTCGGCTCAACATTCTTCTCTCCCTCGCTAACATTGATTTTCTTGTTCCATGATGCCGTGGCATACAGATTAACCTTTGCATCCTTAACCTGCATTGCAGTTGCGGTCAAAGGCTTGCCGTTCCAGTTGAGCTTGAGCGTATCTGGTAGGAAGGTGAAAGATTCGCGGAGGCTTTTCAGCTTGAGCTTTGCTTCCCAAGTGTTGCCCTTGAAAGCGTCCATGTCGGCTTGCATTTTTGGCAGGAAGGAGTCAACGATCTGTTCCAGCTTGGTGAACATCCTTGTCATCGTGAGGTCATCCAGTTGGATTGCCTCGCGGGATGGAGTGATGCTGTATTCACCGATTGGAACATGGATAACAAGATTGCATCGGAGAAGTCTATCGAACTTGGCGAACTTTTTATTCTCCAAGAGAGTTTGAACAGGTAGGCTGTAACCCACGCCTCCCATGACAATGACAGGAGAACCACTGCCCTCGTAGATTGCGAAGTTGCTTGTGCCGCCATCAAAGGTCATAGCTTGAGGCGTGAAGTTGATATTCTTGGCAATGCCATCACAGAAAACTCGCGGCTTGATTGAGAAGAATCGGTAAGCTCTTTCGACCTTCTCGTTGAATTGAGAAACATGACGATCAGGGCAAAGGAACTTTACCTCAAAGCCATTGCGTTCAGTAGTTGCCTCGCTCTTAATCAGTCGAATGTCGGGAAGTCCATTTGATTGCAGGGAGATGAAGTATTGCGACTTTGTGCCATTGAATCGGGAGATTGCTTGGAAGTTATTCACAAGCGAGCAAAGCGACCACTTGCCAACGCCGAACCCGCCAATGAGGTCATTGTTGCCGCGCTTGCTGGATGCCCCAATGATTGAGTAAATGCGGATCATTTGATCGTGAGAGATACCCACGCCATTGTCAACGAAACGAACATTGCCGTCGAGTCGTGAGGGAAGATGCAATTCCCATCCGAGGTCTTGTGTCCCTGCCTCGATAGTAGCATCAACGCAATTTGCACCCACTTCACGAAGGACTGCCATCGTTGGGTCTTGATAGAGATTGGCAATCATGCGGAAGAAGTGAGCGATGTTCTTCTCGTCGATACCTACGGAAATAGTCTCGAAGTTGCCGTTGAATTGAACTTTGTTGGTTTTGTCTGCGATAATCATGGTTTGGTTTGGTTGGTTGGTTGAGTCTCTAATATGCAGGTTTTTTATATCGAGGTCAAGGGATTTTCTTAAAAAAGTTTTAGAATCTTTTGCTCGCGTAAGTTGCTATCGTTCAAGGACTTGCGGGCCGGACGGGCCCCTAAAATGCTGATAATCAACAACTTAAAAAATCAAGTCAATAATTTATCCTATAATATACTATACTTACATCATTCTACAAAATCCTATTAATCTTTTTTTATTAAACCTCCTATGGTTTTTCTTTATTCTCCCATATGGGATACGGAACGTCCGTAGATCGAACGACTTGTGTGCTAGCGTTACCCATAATTAAATTTGAATTAATTGTTGTAAGTTGGGGTTTCGTAAACCATTGAGAATCAGGGACTTACGTATACGTATAAATGTGCGCACAGGCTGGTGGGCGATTGGGCGGATGATCGTGCGCCGGATCGGGCGTATCCATATACATATTATTTGGCGACTTCGCGTTCGCAAATACCATATATTATTTGGCGACTTCGAGTTCGTAAATCTGACCTATATTATTTCGGGCCAAATCATTCGCAAATACAGCATTCATTTTCAATAATCTATATTGAATATCTCAGGCCATATTCTTTCTATGCTCCATGGCATATGAGTATTCCAATTATATGAATTCAAAAGATCCATATAAAATTCCCTTGGTCTATTCAGTATGTTTTGTTTATGAACTATGTACTGTGCTCCTGAAGCGTAAACGAAATATTGTTTTGAACTATTGAAGGTTTTATAATGTAAGTCTTCAGCATAAACACCTAAGCCTGAAAGAAAAGATTGATCTTCTTTCAATATTCGATTAGCCAATGAATAACAACCCTCTGAGAATTTATTCAATTCGCCGGCGCATTGTGGAAAATCATTCACCAATCTAATAACTTCTGGACAATGATCAAATGGATTACCTTGAAGAAATATATTCCAAGTAGCAAGATTATTATAGTTATTAACTATGTGATGTAAATAAGTATGAGCTTCTCTTCCAATATTTTCTAGATGATAAACTTTTAGCTGATAAAGTTCTCTACCTTCTTTCAGAGACAAGGCTTGTTCATCTAATGCAGATCCCTTATTGTAAATTACTACATTAGTAAATATACCATCTAGCCAAAGCAAATCTTCATTGTATCTTGAGACAATAGTAGTAACCATAAAATTAATCTAATCAACTTTATGTATTACACGGAAATTTATTTAAAGAAACAACTGAAAACAAATCCAAAAAATTAATCCAAGAATATAATATACTACATCTTCATTAGCATTGTTAATCATAATACTTATATTTGTCTTTATATGTTATAATCAAAAAGAAAGGGACCAGGTCGGGACGGCTACCACCCCGCCCAACACAGTGGGAACCATATATGGCAACAACCACGGAGCCATACCAACCACCCCACCGTCGCCAAAGAACCTGGCGCTGGTCCCAAATTAAAATTACCTGCTGCCGAATCCTTGTGTTTTTATATTCAAGGATTGTAAGCTATTTGTATTTCCGCATTGCCCATCGGGAAAAACATTGAATGCTATTGTATATCTTGGCGTATCTGATTGATGCACCAGAACTTTATGCAAAAGATTAGATGGGAAAAGTATCAATGCGCCAGCTTCGGGTCTTACTGTAATAACGTCATCATGTCGGGATAAAAATGGAGACTTGTACCAAATCGGAATATTATTGGTAAAAAATTCAGTTTCTCCTCCTTCGCCAGGTTTCGCGGAGGTAAAATAAAATACTCCGCTCATGAATGAGTTAGGATGAGAGTGCAAATGGTGAGACTCTCCCTTGGTTGATTTATTAGCCCATGACTGAGTAATGACCAGGTTTTCTACTTCTAGGAATGCTATGTCTGATTTCGCTTCTTGAATGCAGTCAAGAAACCACAAATGTATATCTTTAAATCCTTCATGATTGTATAGGTCATAAATTTTTGAGTAAGAGTTTAGTTTATTCTCTTGCCAATCTGTTAATTTGATTAACTCAAATGCCTCTGCATACATTTCGGGCTTAGCATTAAATTTATATATGCTATTATGATAATAAGAAATTTTTTTCATTTTAATTATTATCTACTATAGTCTACTTTGCATTTATGGCTACCAGATGTTTGAATATATCCTACTCCTTTTACAAATTCATGCTTTGCAGATCCATTGAAGTTTACTTTTTCAATCTTTGCTCCGTACGGCAGGTTTTGAATTGCCGAAGCCAATGAGTCACCTTTACTGTTTCCAGCGCCGATAACATAATCATAATACCTATAGTCTCCGGCTGCTGAAGCCGCTGCCGTTGATGCGAGTAGCGCCGCCGCTAGAAGTTTTACTGTAGACTTGGTCAATGCTTTCATATATAACACTATATACCATCTTTCAAATGTTGTCAAATGAATAAAATTATATTCGTTATTTTTTATTGTATTCTATTATAGTACAAGATAGTATTAGATCTCTTGTTATTTAATTAAATTAATTTAAACTAATTTTTATTTGGCTCCCAGGGTAAGATTCGAACTTACGACCAACCCGTTAACAGCGGGCCGCTCTACCTCTGAGCTACCTGGGATCTTATTTATTTGGCGACTTCACGTTCGCAAATATGGCATCTCCAATGGGGATTGAACCCATGCTCCCACCGTGAAAGGGTAGTGTGCTAACCGCTACACTATGGAGACAAAAATTTTTCGGGCGCTTATATTATTTGGCAAAAAATGGTTCGCAAATACTGGAGGTCAATCAGAGAATCGAACTCTGCTCTCAACTTTACAAAAGTCGTGCATCACCACAATGCTTAAAGACCGAGCTTTATTTGGCAAAAAATCATTCGCAAATACAGTAAATATACTATACACTTATTTATTAATTTTGTCAATGGGTAAGAGTCCTATGATGGCTCCTAATAAGATCATGAATATTATTTCCATGAAGTTATTATATTAGATAATTGGCCGGCTTATATTATTTGGGATTTTTTTGTTCGCAAATACAGGATTACTATTCTGGATAATTACAGAATTCTAAACCAACATTATCGGCGTTTTTTATTCTTCTATTGAATGTTCTGTTCTTGTGACAATTACTGCAGACTACTTCGCATTTTTGAATCTCTTCTTTTACCCTATCAAGAGAGATGGTATGAATTCTATGTTGAGAAATATTAAATTCTTTATTGCCCAAATGATCAAATTCTAAAATCCAATATGGATAATTCTCTTTGCAATCTGCGCAAGATTTACTTGACTTATATTCTTGTATGTATCTTGTTATCTTGCCTCTTGCATCTATCCTTCTTTTGTCCACTTTATCTTTTTGACCCACTCCCAAATGATAAGAGATGGTCCCCTTAGAGCAGTTCAATTCTTTTTGAATATCCCTATAAGAATAACCTTCTTTCTTTAGTTTGAAAATTTCATCTTTTAATTTCATTTAAATTATTTATTCTAATATTCAACTTGAAGAGTCGGGTGGCTGAAGTGCCGACCTCCATACCATTCCTGGTACCGCTAGTTTTCAAGACTAGGTCTAGAGCCGTCTAGATTAACCACCCATATATAATAAACTCAGGCCGGGAAGGATTCGAACCTTCGGAACCTTTCGGTTCTGCAGTTTAGTAAACTGCTGCAATCGGCCGCTCTGCCACCGACCCATGAACTATTAAATTAATTTTTATTTATTCAAACTTATTGTACTTCTTCATTACACTCATTTATTATACTCAGTCTTCTTTATTAGTCCAAATTTTATTCCCACCAAGATCATCATACTTGATTGAGAGAAGCATGCAGTTATGATAAAGGTGGTAGGCAAAGCCGGCCGGGATTCTCCAAAAAATGTCCCCAAGATAATAGAATAGATAAGCTAATAGAGTATAGTATAAAGAAGATATAGGTTTCAACATATTTTTTTAATTTTAATTCTTTTTATTTAATTTAAATTAATTTTAATTCGAGTTTATGAGGTTTTGCGTATAGAGGCCGTATCGGCCCTAGGGAAAAAGTTCATTCGCCGCCATGAATTTTCTATTTTAATTAATTTTTATTCAGGTTTATTCAGTAAAGTTCCGCCCACTTTAGCACTATAAAGGCTTTTTAGCTGTAGGTAAAGAAGAAAATGCCGTAGGATAAGAAGAATATTCTTTTGTATAAAATTATTTTTGGTATTTTTTGCTTGACTATTGTATAAAATTATAAAAATCGAAATATTATTAATCAATTTTTATTATTTACATTAGTATATAACATTATCTTGTTTATTCTCTATTATTCTCTATACTTATACTCTCTTTTATTTGTGTTTATTTTGCCCTATAATTTTGTGCTATTTTCCCTAGTGTAGAGGGGTATTTTTGGTGTTGAATTTTGTGGTATTTTTCTTAGGGTTTTCCGTAGGCTTTTCCTATCGAAATAGGGTGGCTATATTGTGGCAAAATGTGGATAAAAAATAATACAGCGGCGAAGTTTTTAAATTTATACAAATAAAATCTTTTATATATATAGTAAGCGGTTGTATTATATATTTTAATTAATTGATTTATACGTTATAATATGTGTAATTGGTGATATACCTCTTCAATAAACGCATTTACATATGATATATAATTTAAACCATTTAACTCAGTTGCCAGACCAAGATGTAGTAGGTCCGATTCAAGATGATGAAGCTTTAACATTATTTGGCATAATTAAAGTAATGAGACTGAAACGCATTGTTGAAATCGGTGCTCACTCAGGGTATTCAGCTAAAAATTTTTTGGAAGCAGTTGGTGATGGTGGACACGTTATTGGAATTGATATTTTTCCGACGCCAAAGTGGAGCGAAAATCACACCACTATTATTAAAGACGCGAGATTAGTTACATCGGAAGAGATTCCTTGGGAAATCGATTTATTATTTTATGACTGTCACGATTTGGAAGCCTCCATGCAGTTTCATTCAAATATGGTAAAAAATAACAAGATTACCAAAAGAACAATTTTAGCACTGCATGATACAAATTTACATCCTGGAGGAGTAATGCATCAACCTGTTGAAAGAAAAATGGTGAATTTGCTAGTGGAGCAAGGATGGAGCGCTATATGTTTGCATACAAGATCAGAAGATCATGACGCATCACTTCCATTTCGTCATGGGCTCACCTTAATGCAGCAATTTGTACCGCTTGAAACATGAAGGTAAAAATCGTAGGATGTGGGCTTTCTGGAATAACTGCTGCTATAATAGCCAAGCGCGCTGGGCATGATGTTGAGATTTTTGAATCCCGACCTCATATTGGCGGCAATTGTTATGATAGTAGTACAAATGGCGTACTATTGCATAATTATGGACCTCATATATTTCATACTGATGATGAGGAAGTATTCTCTTTTTTGAGTAGATATACTGAATGGACTCCTTTTCTGCTTAGGCCAGTTGGCAATACTTATCTTGGAAAGATATCACTACCCTATAGTAAAAAAACTATTCAACAAATAGGTAGAGAATTAAATGAAAAAGAAATTGTTGAATTTTTATTCAAAGACTACTCTGAAAAACAATGGGGGGTTCCATTTGAGAAAATTTCCTCCGCGATTACTGGAAGAATACCAAAAACAAAAGACTGCGAAGATCCAACTTGGTTTGAGGGACAGAAGTATCAATGTATACCTAAGAATGGATACACCTACATGATGAATAATATGCTTGACGGCATAAAGGTCAACCTTGGCGTTGAGCAATCAGAATGGAGAAAACACAAAGCCGATTTAACTATCTATACTGGAAAGATAGATGAGTATTATGGAAATCAATACGGGCAACTTCCCTACCGGTCTTTAACCTTCAATCATACCGTCACCAGCAAAAAGCAAGAGACTTTTGTTATTAATGATAATACAAAGTATAATGACTATACAAGAAAATATGATCATAGCTATTTTACTCCTGATCATAAGGGTGTTACTATAATTACCAGAGAGTTTCCAAAAGTCTATGAGGAAGGCGATATTCCTTTTTATCCGATTACCTTTGGAGATGGGGTTAAAACTTACGGAAAATACAAAGAGCTTGCTGATTCTGAAAAAGATGTATTATTCTTGGGAAGATTGGCTACTTATAAATATTTAGATATGTGGATGGCTATTAAGCAGGTGATGGTCAAGTTAGAAGGATTAAATTAATTTAAATTCTTTTAAATGTATGTCCCTTATGTGACTTTGCCCGCCCATTTACGCAACGATAAACTGAAACATTACAAAACCCTTCGCTTTCAATGTTTGTTCTGCCCTTTAGTACTTTTACCAATTCGCCATTTTTATAAACCTCTATAGCCCCCTTGTAAACTTTGCTAGATTCACCAAATTGAAATAGGTCTAAAAGATTATTTTGAACGGCATGTTTATGGTTTTCTTCAAAAGTATTCCACTCTAAATTTTGTATCCTATTGTCAGTCTTTATTGCGTTTTTATGATTTACCGTTTCTTTATTGGAAGGATTAGGGATGTATTGTTTAGCAACAATTCTATGCAATGGGGTTCTATTACATTTATTACCATTTATCCTATATAGGCTGAAACAAAGATAGCCAGCATCTAAGTAGGGTTTTAATATTTTTAATTTTGTTTTGCTCCTCACTTGGACATAAGGACTTTCATCAATCATCTTGATTTCATATCTGCCTTCATGTCCTACAATATCTGACCATTCTTCTGGATTGTTCATAATAAGAGGGTGATTATTCTGATTGAGAGATTTTTTTATATGGACAAATTTGTGTTTTGCATTTTTGAAATTTACTACAAAATTGACATAGTGGATCTGCTTGTTCAGAAAAATTATACATATTAACGGCGGCAGTGAAGTTTTTAAAATCTTTACCGACTTGGTTCGCTGTTTCGCAACCTGTAAATGTGGCTGATACGATGAGCAGAGTTACAATTTTTTTAATACTATTTGTAGTTTGTGATTTTAATTTCATGTATTATTTTTAAAACTAATTGCGCCGATTGTCAAGGGTTATTGATAAGGATAAAATAGAAATGTAGCTTAGTGTGGTGTAATATAGAGTATGGATAAACTTCAATTAATAAAACTGGTAGAAGAGGGTTCGACTCACAGAGAAATTGCACAAAAAATGAACTGCGCGCAAAGCACGGTTAGACATTGGATGAAAAAGTATGATCTGAAGAGTAAAAACTTTAAAGTCGGTGACAAAGAGTTTTATTCTACTGAAAGATTTTTGAATATGAATAGATTAGGTTCCAATAGAGATTTGTCATATATCCAATCATTATACGATAGCGGTTTAAGTTGGAGAGAAGTCAGTAAGGTTGGAAAAATTTCTTGTGCAACTATCTATGAAAAAGTGAGAAGTAATGAATTAAAAAGTAGAAACTTGTCGGACTCCATTAAACTAACGGCAGTTAAAAAACCAAGAAAACATTCAGAAGAAACGAAAAATAAAATATCGCTAGCGAGAAAAAAATATTTGAAAGAAAATGGCGAGAATCCATGGAAATACAAGTCATCAGTTCATTCCTCTGTTCCGTGTGAAAAATTTAAATCATTCTTGAAAAAAAGGGGAATAGATTTTTCTGAAGAATACTTGCCACTTATTGAAAAGGGTAGATTTTTTAGAATAGACATAGCATTTCCAGATAAGAAAATAGGAATAGAGATCAACGGGAATCAACATTATAATCCAGACTCTTCTTTAAAACCATACTATGAAGAAAGACATAATTTGATTGTTGAAGAGGGTTGGATTTTGCTCGAAATCCCATCTAAAAGATGTTTTTCTGAAGCGAGTATGGAAGAGATTATCAAAAATATTGATTTTAAGTAAAAAATGTCTCAAGAAAGAGTCGAACTTTCATTAAAGGCTTAGAAGGCCCTTGTCCTATCCATTGAACGATTGAGACTTATGAAGTGGTAGGGGCGATGGGAGTCAAACCCACTTTCCTTCCGTTATGAGCAGAGCGCATGATCGATATGCTTCACCCCTATAAATTGATAAGTTGCAAAATTGGTGGATCAAATTTGGTAGTCGAGGAGGAACTCGAATCCTCACGCCATTACTGGCAACGGATTTTAAGTCCGTTGTGTCTGCCATTCCACCACTCGACCATTGAATTATATCCCGTCAAAAATCTTTTCCATTTATTTTTATAAGGTCTGGATGACCTTGTATGTGGCGCAACTCCCTCTTTTGGGCTGTTGCCGTACTTCAAATATACTACGCGCTTTTTATGCAGCTGTCAAATATTTTTCGAGATGAAAATCGGAAGTGTATAAAGCGAACCGCAACGCTTGTGTAAAATTACGTCGTAACCCAAAAAGCCAATCTCCTAAAACACTTATAATCCCCGCGCAAACTCTCAGTATTAATGCGCTTTAACTAGAAGGGGTATATGTTGCAGTCAGCGTTGACGAAGAAGTGTTGGTGTATCCGTCGCTGCCCTGCCATCCGGGGCACCACGTTCCAAAAGCAGGAAGATTTTCACCGTCCACTGTTATACTGACGGATGTAGGGTATCCACACTGCGAAGATTCAGCCTCAGAGGTAGCTTCGTGAGCCGTTCCAGAAAGTTTTACAAAATAAAGGTCATTTTCAACATCATGACTTAATGAATAGCTTATGCTGCATGAAATTGTATATTCAGAAGGACCGCCAGGTGGATATGTGACGGTAGCTGTTCCTTGAGCAGATACGTATCCAGAGCATCCATTTGTATCCCCGCTTCCGGATATGCTTCCGCCACCATTCGAAGATCTACCATCAGCAGCTGATTCGGTTTCTGAAAAAGCACTGGTTAAAGTCCATGTTCCTCCTCTTAAATACGCATAGTATTTTTCTTTGCTTATTTCGAAAACATTTTGACCAGAGGTGGGTCCATTGCACGGCTCGCAGCAGCCGCAATAAACATACGGCCTATATTCATCATCGTCTGTTTTCAAAACGGGTAGAGTAAAATCTATCCCAACTGGGCAATTATTTATATAAAATTCCCATTTATTTTCATATAATTTTGTAACAAGCTCTGATTCTTTATCTTTTAAAATGTCTTTTGAATCTTCCGTGATTGTTAACGTATCTATATCATAAGTGTACTGCGAAACTCTATTATTTGTTGATGTAATATCATTTGCGTCTTTTATTTTTGGCTTGGCATGACTCATTCTCCAAAAAACTTGAAATAACTGATCAAATGTAAATTTGTAACTATATTCAGGTGATAAAACCGAAACCAGATTATCACTTGATTTACTTGGTATACTTTCGTAAGTTGTTTCTAAATCCCAATCAGAAAAAGTATTGTTTTCTTGGTCCTTTTCCAAGATTGGAAAAGGAAAACGATTGAATTTACTAGAATTGTAGGCGTCCCATCCAGATTGACTGAATTCGGCAGTTTTCCCTTCGCTATCTTTCCAATTTGTTGTTGCAAATGCTACTTTATCTGGCATAATCTTGAATTGGTCAAGGTTTTTTTTTTATTTTTTTTGTTATAATCCGGTAACTGGATCTCTCAGTACGGAACCGTCCGCGCTATTATAGATTGGTTGACCGTTTCCATTGTCATATGGAAAAAATTTATCAAAAACTAAATCAAATTCTTTATAGCCCGCAGCTGACATAGGAAAATGTGCGCCGGTAATGGTAAAATTTTTATTTAAATTACCATTGGCATTTTCTACTTTAATATTGAAGTCCATAATGTTTTTTTTGAATTTTCTATATACCTAATATATACTTATATAAGAATATTTATATTTTTTTTAAAAAAAACTAATACCCAGCTTATTATATATGATGCAGCAAAATTATATTCTTATTCCGCATTTTTATCGCTTGAACTGGGCGAGAGAAATGAGCGAGTTCTTGAAAAATTCTGGACGTTTCCAATGTTATGGCAAGGACTTCCAATATGGAAATTACTCCAAAGCGGGCAAATTGAGAGATGAATATTTAAATTCTTTATTAGATAATTCTGCTAAAATACAAGGCGGTGCGCTATTTTTTGTAAATCTGAATGATTATATTTACTTCAATAGAAGAACTGAACTTAAAGAAAAATTCAAAATAGCAGGTTTTATGAGAGGCTCAAGATACTTCGAAGGAGAGCCTGGAAATGCTTCTATTGGAAAAGATTCATTAGTTGATATGCAAAATTTAGAAGGCGAGGCTTTGAAAGAGGTTGATCAACTTTTTTTAGGAAGTAAAGCTTTCTGTTCTTTTTTAACAAGTAAAGTAACAAATTTAGACATTGGCAAAATAAACATACTCGGAATACCAATTTTTATACCGCCGTATTATTTAGGAAAAACTCATGAAGAGGTAAAAAGTTTTCAAATACAAAAAAGTAAAGACCTGATTATCTGGAATCATAGATTGCAGAAGCAGAAGAATCCTTGGGTGCTGTTTGCACTCGACCAGTTTGTAAAAGAGAGGATAGCTGTTTGTACGCCAGAAGCTTTAAGTGCAGCTTATTCAGTTGAGATGAAGCATCATGAATTAACCTTCAATAAAATTGTTAGAGACAACGGCAAAAAGCGTGACTCATATCTTGAGTGCTTGAAGAAGTCGAGTTTTGTCCTGAGTTTTGCAGAGCATGAAACTTGGGGGAACTCTATGATAGAGGCTATCATGCAAGGAGCAACTCCTCTTGCTCCAGATGGCGAATTGTGCGCGTATAAAGATTTATACCCAAAAGAGTTCCTGTATCCCGCCTCTTGGATTAAAAAAGAAAAAAATATCGACAAAAGAAAAGAGAATATGAAAAAGCTGTCAACACATATAGATAACTTTATGAAATATGATCATTCTCTTTTATTGAATGATTCACAGGATGATTTATGGTCAAAATACAATAAAGACCAATGGTTGAAAAATTTAGTAAATCTTTTAAATTAAAAAAAATTACCAAACGCATTCAAAGCCAGCATAAAAAGCGGTGGTTTGAGCATTTTCAATAAAAATTTCCTTTATAGGGCCACCTTTTATCCAATAATCGTGAAAGGTTTTTGCTAAAATATCACCGGAATAATGTAGCGCATTTTCATTATTTGAGAAAAGTTGTGCCTTTAATTCCCCGTGATCGTTTGTCATCTGTCTTAATTTATTAGAGAAGTCAATAAAGTTGAACCTACCTGCGTTTAGGCATCTACCGGCATTTAATTTTAAGTCAGCAGGAATTGATTTTTCTATGTTTTTTAAAATATCTTCCATATTCTCATTAGCCCTCCCAGCTTTTTGCTGTTTCTATTGCGAGAAATAATTTGTCAGTATCGAAATCTGGAGTGAGTGCTAAAATTCTTAAATCTTTTTCATCTATTAAAACCCTAAGCGCCGAATTAATTTTAGAAATTGCCTTGTTTTCCTCGCCTTTTTCGCATCGTAAAACTATAACATCTTTTTCATTAATTTTTGAATATGGTACAATTTCCACTAATGGAGAAAGATTATATTCTTTATCAAAATTTATATTATTCATATTGCGAATCTTTGTTTTTACTTTTTGTTTTTTTGTTGTCTTGATTTCCTTGGAACTTTTTTAGTTTTCTTTATATTCTTTTTTGATTCTTCTTCATAAGTGAGTAATTCTCGCAAATTTTGAATTGCGTCATGGTCTTGGAAATATAGTTCAGTAAATTGCAACAGCTTCAAAGATGTCCAATCCTGCATTAATTTTATTATCTCAGAGGCGTTTCCATTTAAATCCTGAACATATGATTCAAAGATTTGTTTATCATGTTCGTCTGGACTGAACATATTATTTACATCTCTTATCATAGAGATAATTTCTTCATTATTGTAAAATCCATATACAGGAGAAGTCTCCGACTGTTGATCGCCTATTTGGGAGAATAATTGAAAGTAAAAATAGTTTTTATTTTCTTGATTTAAATCTTCTATCTTCAAACAATAACATATATAAAAATATCTGAAGGATTTTAAAACTTTTTCAATTTGCGTTTTAGACCCGCATTCTTTTATTATTGAATTTATTTCTTCATTACTTTGTAGGAGGCTATAAGATGGAAACAACGCTTTAGATGGGCAAAACGCAAAATTCAAGGAAGCTGAAAATTGATTGAGATTTGGATTTTTATTTTCGTTATTTGATATTTTTTTCATTTTCCGTGTATACGTGATATAATATATTATACTTTTAATTATTTAACAAGCAAAAAAAATATAAAAAAACATATGGAAATTAGCAATAATCAAATTCACTCAATGGAAAAAACTTTTTTTAAAAATTCTGATGAATTGCCTCGTTTAACTACGCTTGGTTTTGAAGTGAAGCGTGTTCCTGTTGAAATTTTTAATATAATTAAAGATGCGTATAATTCTCTTAAAGATTCTGCTCGTGATGAGAATGCAGGTTTGGGTTTTATAAAAAACGCTTCTGGAAGCATTGCTACAGAGATTATGTCTTTGGATCAATTTCCAGAGATTCGAGAGTCGATACTTCAAGGATTGCTTTCTGAGCATGAAGCTTGGGCTGACGTTGATTTGAGTCCAATAGCATGTTATGGAATAAGAAGTTACAAAAATGGCTCTACATTAAAGATGCATAAGGACAAGGTAGAAACCCACCATATTTCTTGTATCATCATTGTGGATGAAGACGGTGAAAAATGGCCTTTAGATATAAAAGACCATACTGGAAAGCTGCATCATGTTTACGCCAAGCCTGGCGATATGATTATGTATGAGTCAGCAGTTTGCGAGCATGGAAGAACAACTCCGTATCCTGGAAATTTTTTCAGAAATATGTTTGTGCATTATAGTTTTAAGAACTTGATTTACAAACCGGAATAATCGGTTTAGAATAAATTGTATCTTTATTGGTCGTGTTATCTTTTATCTCGTCGTTAAAAAGTAAACGCCATCTCATTCTTTGAAAGTTGCTATTGCAATGAAAACTCCATAAGGAATTAATAAGTTCTTTTTTTGTAATATTTTTTCTTTCATCAATCAGGTCTAAAACTTTATCGTATTTAGCAGGGACATTGCCAATTTTATTTTTAATTGATTCTATTATTTTCGTGTTAAATACTGAGTCATCAGGTACAAATAATGTTTTCAACTTTGGACTAGAATATATTGTTGATGTTCCAATTTTATCGCGGTCAAGTAGTAAAATAATTTTATTTTTTAACTCTAAAGCATTTTTATGAAAAAAAACTGGGGCATGCTCGTATTCCTTAAACATGTCTATATAAACTTCTCTTTCAGGAATAAGAGTATAACACCCGTTGTATATCGCATCCAAAGCCGCCATATTCCAAGTGGAATATCCTTTGTGATTGCAAACTGCAAAGTGGCTTTGCTGCATTAAATATCCATAATTTTCAAATGGAAGTTGCTCAATGTGAACGAATGGATACTTTTTAGCTATTTCGGAGCTTTCCTTGTTCGCGGCATCGGTTATCCACAAAACAAAATCTTGTCGTGTTTGATATATCTCTTCGAATATTTTAACAACTTCTTTCCATTGAGTTGTTTGATTTAATCTATGATTGAATAAAACTATTTTTTTACCAGAAAATTTTGACAAATCTACTGGATCATTTCCAAATTTAGTTGCCGATGGTCTAAAATATAAAACTTTGTCGTCTTTGATTTCTTCTATATCTTTACCATTTTCGCCAAACCTGGATTTAAATTCATTTTTAAATAGGGAAAAAGCATAATCATTATGGAATGCTGAATAGTCTGCGTCAATGAACCCCTCCGCTTCTCTATAAAAATATCCCCCAAGATCTTCACCAAATTTTCTAGATTCTTGGCAGTCTATCCAGTGGAAAAAATTAATTATTATAGGCTTTTCTCTTTTCGCTGTATCAAATAAAGTTCTTAATGAGCCGGTTACTTCCGGCTGATTATTGAGAATAAAGTCAATATCAGTAGTGTAAGGTATAGCGTCCAGTATATTTCTGCCATAGAAATCATATCTGTTCCTATGTATGCTAGTAGGATAGGGATAGTAAATGAAATCAATATTTGGATGTGCATCAAGAAACCATTGCTGTTCGTTTTTTTTAAAAACCTGCTCTGGAACAATCCAAGTAAATCTATAATCTTTTGGAAAACTCTTGAGAAGCTGCTTTACATATATAAATCCGCTGTCTTTGTAGTAATAAAATTTTTTGCTGATCTTATCTATGACCAGCGGATTCATGTAAATTAAACCTCTAAGCATTCTATAAAATTATCCCAAATGCAAAAGTTTTAGTATGAGCTTTTTAAGCCATTGCAATTTGGATTCTGGCTTGGATCTAGTTTCTGATTTGTGACAATCCTTGTCGCAACTTCTGTTGCAACTTTTATCGCAACTTTTACCACAATTTTTTCGTGTTGTATTTTTTCTTCTATTAAGAATATTTCTTGTTTGTCTTGTTTTCATAATATGATATTATATTTCTTTTAACAAGTTTTTATACTCAAAAATTGCTAGATTTTTTGCTTTTGCTTCTACTTCTATATCTACGTTGTATAGTGAGAAAATTTTAGGAATGTGCTTTATGTAGTCTGAATGCGCCCTGTCGTCAGTTTTAGACTTTCCTTCTGAATGATGAAAGACTGGATTAACATTTTTCCAAGTTAGGGTTGCAGATTTAAAAGCATCGTCAAATGACAAAAGCGCATCTGGATTGCAAATATAATGAAGAGAATCAAAAACAACTGGAACATTGGGAAAATAAGAACGAATGTTTGAAACGGTCCAAAAGCCGGAATGCTCATTCTCAAACGTGAGTCTGTTAAGAACATTTGGTTTTAACTTTGCAAGTGACTCTTTAAAAAATGGAAGCAGTGGGATTGGATCTTTACCATTGCTGAGGTGAATATTTATATGGGCTGAGTGATCCTGCGGCAAACCAAGTTTGTCCATAAAATCTGCATGATGAATTAAGTTTTTGATTGAATTTTCCCTAACACTTGGATTGGAAGATCCGATGCTGCAGAACTGACCTGGATGCGTGGAGCATCTGCCGCCCATCTCATAATACTTTTCTAAACAAATTTTTGCAGAATCCCATTCTGATTGATTTGAATAAAAACTGTCGTAGACATGTGAAAAATCTGGATGATCTCCAAGCGGAAAAAGATCAGAGGAGATGCGGTAAATCCAAATTTTTTTATCTATACAGTAGTTGATTACTTTTTTTAGCTCTAACAGGTTGTTTTTATATATATCGACAAGTTTTTTTGGTGCTTGAGACTTATTTTTAGTACACCATGATAGTGTTGTGGATTTGAATTTAGTGCCAATGTAATTTTCGTGCGGAAGCGAGATACAGCAAAAACCAATTCTTTGTTTAGTCATATTTTATATATATGATATTTTTATTGGGCAGTCAATCTGTATTAGCTCTATTCCTAATTTTTCAGCTAATTCTAATGAGGAACTGTCCTTATCGTATACATCAGCATAAATAACCTTTTTAATTCCATATGACGATAGGGATTTTAGACAATCATTGCATGGAAGTAATGTAGTAGCGGCTAAGTAGCATTCATCTGGTCTGATGTATCTTAATGCATTTTGCTCTGCATGCACCACAAATTTCCTTCTCCTGTCTCTATCAGTCCAATCTTCCTCTATTCCGGCTGGAAATCCATTAAAACCATGCGCCGCGACTGTGTTATTGTGTCTCAATAGGGTACAACCAACCTTAACATATGGATCTTTTGATTTTAAAGATGCCACAGATGCTAAGGCTAGTGCATGTTGCTCCCAAGTCATTTTTAAAGATTAAAATAAATCTTGTGAACCAGTCCCATTTCCTTATCAAAGAGGGAAGATTCTACTCCTCTTGTGTTGCCGACATATCCCTTCTTCTTGTGCCAGAAGTCGCTGGCGGAAAGAGATGGCTTCCAGCATACTCGAACTCCTTGCAATTCCCTTTGTTGCATCATATGATAGTGACCAAGATGCCAGAAACGATGCTTGCAGTCAGCCCACAATCTTGATTCTTCAGTTGCCATAATACCAACCAAGTCAGCAACCTTTTCCTCATTTCCATGGGTATATCCGATCAAATTCTTTCCATAGCTGTAATACTTTCTAGTCATTGGAGAATTATTGACCGTGACATTCTTATCATGCTCATACTTTACTTCAAGCAGATCGCCAAGCATAAATTCAGAAAGATGACCGTGATTACCAGAAACAATCACAACATCCACTGGCGCAACAGTTTTCAATTTTTCAATTGTCTCAATTACGATCTTTCGACCCTCTCGCAAGATTTTCTTGAACCTTGAGTCGGTGTCTTGATGAGTTCCAGCCGTTGTGGTATTTTGCTCATTGTCAATCTGGAAGAAGTCATTGCCGAACGGAAATACAATCTTATTAACTGGAAACTTAGAAACAGCATTGAGAGTATAATCAATTGATTTATTCAAAGCCATCGCAGCTTCCTTCATATCATAATGTTCCCCAGCTTCCTCAGCCCATGCGAGTTTGCCCCAATGTAGATCGAATGGTGCAAATTCTAGAAGCATTCCGTTCTCCCTGTTTTTATACTTAATAGGTGATGATTTTTGAACATAACTTGAAAGCTCCCTCTTCAACTCGCTAATGTCTTGCCCAAGAATAGTCTTCTTCTTCAGATAAACTTTAAAATTATAGCCTCTTGTGTTTTCTTCAATGGTGTAATGATCAACACTCCATTTTGATTCATCCACTCCACAAGCCTTCAAGGTTTGCTCTAAACTCTTACCTTCCGAGCATGGCATTGAAATTGATCCATCATCGGATACTGTATCTTCGAATGTTGGTTTTTTACTTTTCGCGCTTTTTGTCATTTTGTTGTTGTTCATTTTAAATTATTTTTTATTGCTCAACTTTTTAATCTTCAGCTTTGTTTTTTTTGATCCATGATGTTCCGACCATGAAAAGGGGGACATTGCGTCAAAGTCTTCATTTGTGGTATGAATATATTTCAATAAATTTTTAGAATCTTCGTTTTTAAATTTTTCAGATTCTACAAGTAAGGCAATTAGGATTTTCTCTTTCTTCGTCATTTTTTATGAAACTGTCAAGATTATTTTTATTTTTTTATTAATTTGTGAGTTCTAGGTTCTCTATGTTTTTAAGAGATTTGTTCAATAGGTTTTTAATGTAACCGTCGCATGAGTCAGCGTTTTTAATTTGAATTAGAGCTTCTTTAAAGTATAAAGGGTTTCTTAGGGCATAGCTTTTAACCTCTTCGTATTTGAAAAATAAGGATATGAATCTTTCCTCAGAAAGCACAGGCAAGAAAAATCTAAGAAATTCTTTGTTTTTAGTGATGAAGGGAATCGAGCTTTGATAGGTATTCTCCACTGACAGAAAATTTTGAGCTTGTTTGAAATCTGATTTTTGAAAAATTTCTTTGAGTTTGTCTTCAACATTGCCAATGGAAATGGAAGTAATCAGTTTCGAAGGATTAGATTCGAGCGGAAGAACATCAAAAACATCGCCGCCAAGATTATACATCTCTATTGCGTAGTCAAGACGCCTCGGGGAAACTAATAGTTGGGTTGATTTATTCAGTCCATTCCACCATTCGATTGCTGCTTTTCCGATTTCTGCGCCAAATTTTTTTGAAAAATAACTTAAGTCAGCCTGATATGGGAGTTTTATTTGGACCTGGAAACGATCCAATTGGGCAGGGTCAAGCTGCTCAACATCATAAGACTGATCAATCTCATCGTCACTGAATGGGTTAATGCCAACCCATACGGTTTTTAACGAAGGAAATTTTTTACCATTGATGCTTTTAAATTGAATAAGTTCCATTGAGCCATTTCTGACTTTTTTATGTGTTCTATTGTACTCATCAATAAAAATTGCCTTTATGTTTTTTGTAACAAAATGCTTTGGCAGTACGAAATCAAGATAATTATTTCCATTTTCGTCTTTCTGCTCTCTTGGAACTCCTACAAAATCTATAAATGGGTCCATGGTTGAACCGGAAAGATAAAGCCAATTCCCCTCCCCAAACTCTTCATTGAAGACTTGAGTGATGATTGTTGTTTTTCCAGTTCCGGCTCTTCCTTCCAAGAGCACATTTTGATCATGTTTTAGATAGAACTTAAGTTTTGCTATTAACTTTTGGTAGTCGAAATTATGCTTTGACATGAAAAAAACATACGTAATTTTTTTCGGTATGTCAAGTCATTTCAGAAAATATTCACCAGCCTTTGGATATGGCAAGCGAGTAAATTTATCTTCGGACAAATTGAATACATCGCAATTGTTGTCTTTTGCTATTTTTTCAAATCTTTTGTATATGTTTTCTAAATAATTGGGGTCATTTTTTCCTCTTACTTTGACCATATAATCAGGATCTGACATTCCTCTATTTTTTATATCTATTCCAATTCCATAGAAATGCGTATTTCCATTTTCATCTGGAATGTAACTCATATCAGCGCCCAAATAATATATCTGTTTTGGATTAAGATTATCTAAAGCCCAGTACGAAGCATTCAACATAATAGAAAATCCACATTCGCCTATGCCTCCGTATTTTCTGAGTGATGGTCCGTATATATTTGCATTTATTTCGACCTGATTTTCCTTTATTAGATCCGGCTTAGAACCTTCGTAATCGTTTGGATGAATCCAATATGTCCATTTTTCAGTTAGAGCCCAAGCATTATTGACGGCAATAATTGAATTGAAATATTTTTCATACTTTGAGACATCTAATCCGCTTTTTCCGCTTCCAATAATAAGGATTTTATCTTTTTCATTGCTTCTTCGAGTTAAAATTTTGTATTTTTTTAAAACATTGTCGGAAACAGCTTCTGTCTTTTTTAAATTTTCTATAGGGAATAATGGGCTTTTTTTCATCCATTTCTTAGATTTAGAATAAGGCCAAATTACAAAACTTTTTGGTTCTTGGTATGGGTGATAATAATTTATTTCGAACTCTGTTTCGTTTAATTTTTTGTTTAAAAAGTCAGGAGATTTTTTTATATTTAAATTTTTTCTTTCAATCGTATTTTCATTTGAATCTTTAATAAAAAAAGCTAAAAACGAAATATCATCCGCATAATCTACCAAATTTATATCCCAAGTAAGCTTTACAGTAATTTTTTTCTTTATTAGTGACCACGAATCCGGGTCTGGATCAACTGGAGGCTCGTTGCACTCTACCGCGTCTTTATGAAGAATATTTCTTTCGAAATCTATGCCTGAATAATTTTTATAATCTTCTAAGGTTCTCTCTGTTCCTAATGAAAAATTTTTAAGATCATAATCGGAATTAAAGCCAAGTAAGCATTTCAATCTGTTTCTTGATTTAGACGATAAGACTGCGCTACTGTGATCCTTCCAATGCTTTGAGTATTCGTTTCTTATGTAAAAATGCCAAAGGAAAAAATCCACTGGATGATATATGTTATAACCACGAGTATAGAGCCTGATGAAAAGAGACGTTTCTTCCCCAGAAAAATAAAATTCTGGATCGTATGGGACATCTTTTATAAGAAAACCTCTTCCAAAGAGGAAACCTGCAGCTAAATGTCTGGCTAAATATGGTTTTTTTCTAATTTCCCAATTGTCCAAAGTTTTTGGTCTCTGTTTTGTCATGCCGTTTTGAATAGCATAAACATGGATCACGTAAGTTTTTTTTTCCCAATCCTTTTCCTCGCTTGACGGATTGTATGGGGGCGGATAAGACGTGTAAATAGCCTTATCATCATTAAGCGACTTCCAAGAGTCTATTAACTTTGAGTCCCAGTGTTTTATAAATCTAGAATGCGAGTCTATTTGTAAAGTGTATTCTTCGTCGGCATACATTTCATTAGTTTTGCTTCTAGCCCAACAAGCGCCAAGAGACTCCTTAAATGGAATATTTAAAATTTTGAATCTATTATCATTTTCATAACGATTGACTTCTAGAGAAAATTCGTCTTCCTCGCAGTATTGATTAACGATTGCAAATGTTAAATTTTCTGGAAATTCAGATTTAGAGATGCAGTCATCAATTGTTTTGCATAATTCGGGATCCCTATAAGATGCAATTTGAATAAATATTTTTGACATAAAGCGTGTATTATATAATATAATATAACATTATAATTAAATAATTAATTTTTTATGAAAAAAGTTGCAGTTTTATCCAGATACAAAGAAAATAATAATTTTTGGCATGACTTGGTGTCTCAAAAATACGAAGTCATTGTTTACAATAAGCACAATGGGGACAACCTTCTTCCGAATATAGGCAGGGAAGGGCATACTTATCTAAATTATATAATTGAAAATTATGACAATTTGCCAGACGAATTACTATTTTCTCAATATGACCCAATTGATCATTTTAGCAAGAAAAGAAAAATTCCATTCGAGACCGAAATGAATATTTTCTTGAATAAAAATTTATTAGATTTTTGTGGGATAAGTCCGACTGACTTTGACATGATCGTGCGTAAAAGGACAATAAATTGGATTGGTTTTTCTACAGAATTATACGGAAAATTTGAATCAAAAAAAATAAATGAATTACTTGCTTGTGGAGCAACGTTATACGGAATATTCAGAGTCTCTAAAAAGGCTATTTTAAGAAACAAAATTGATTTTTATAAAAAAGCTTTGGAAATGATTTCTAGAGGGGTTGATCCATATGAGGGGTATTACTTTGAAAGAATGTGGAAATTTATTTTTACAAAAATTGGATGTGAGCAAAAGCATTTGGAAATGTTTAATAATAAAATTTTTATGTTTGGATCGCTAGACCCCGATGCGCCATTTAGTAAAACTGAACAATGGAAATTAAATAATTATGGACATTTGAAGCTTTCTGAGGATGGAACATTAAGGTCAAATGGAAATATTTCATACTACTCTCACTTTAATGAAAGCTTTTGGACAACTAGAGACGGTTTTTTGTATCTGCTGGACGGATCTGGCGCAGCAACTTCCAGATTTCAAATACATGAAAGCGTTGATTTACAAGTGATGGTTGGCGACCAAAGTGTTGGGGGACCGAATGAATGGAGAGAAAGGATAATGAAATTATCTAAGCCATTTCTATTTATTTAAAAAAATAATAATCTGAATTATGGAAAAATTTGCCTTATGAATTTGTAGATCAATTTAAAAAATTATTCAAAATCTTTCAATATGAAAGCATGCGAATCTTTTGGTATACAGGATTTGTTATCTTCTGATAAAAACCAATACCATTTTTTCGCATCTTGAGGTTTTACATTTGTTCCATGCCCATCTGTCAAAACGAAAACAGCAGCAGGATATTTTTTCCCTTCTTTTTTAATTGATTTTTGGATGAAATTTTCTATTGAAATAAAACAAGTTCCTCCAAATCCATAAAGTTTTCCCGCGTTTACGTCGGCATCTTTCAGTTTATAAACCTGGGTATCAAAGCAATAATAGTGAACATTGAATTTTTCTTTTGGAAGTGAATTCGCTGCGCGCCAAAATCTTGGAGCTAAATCCGCACATGAGCCTGAAGTGTCAAGCATCATCCAAACGTCTATTTTTTCATCTTTTGTTTTTTTGATTTCGTATTCGATTTCGGACGGAATAAAGAAATCGGTATTGATTAAAGAGTTTCTGCGCGCCTTCACCAACCAGTGATTTTCTTCCCTTTCGGCTTTTCCGAATTTTAAACTCCACTTTTTAATAACGGTTTCCCATTTTTTCTTCTTTTTAGGTTTTACTTTTCCAAGCAATTTTACCATTCCGCCAGCCACATTACCTCTTGTTTTTGATTTTTCTTCTTTATTTTTAGACTCTTCATTTCTAGCCATTCTTTCGCATATATCTTTTAGGCTACCAGCTTCTTCTTCGGAAAGGGATTCAGCCAAGTCTTGAACCGCTTTTTCGCCATCTTCGCCATCGAAGGAATTAAGAGACTCATGCGAATTTGTTTCTAAATCTCCCTCTCCGGATTCTCCAGATCCCATGCCACAAATTGATATTTTTTCAACATCTGCATTTTCTTTTATTTTATTGAAATAAAATTCATACCCTTTATCATTTGGCACTTTTTCTTTTTTAAAGACGGTGTTTGCCCAGCAAAATTTATTTTTTGGATCTATGTTTTTTCTATCAAAGCCAAAATATTTAACTAGCATTTCGTTAATTGGTATATCAAGGCAGGCATTTGTCAACTCTGGATTCAATTTGGTATTTATAGAGCAAGCCCTTTTCCCATGTTCAAGAATAACATGAAGACACTCATGACAAATAATAAAATTTTTCTTTTCTTGAGAAAGTTTATTCCAGAATTTTTTATTAATCAAGAAGTCGATACATTGATTTTCTTTATTGAAGACTACGCAAGCAGTTGGAACATTTTTGGCGTTTGTATAAGATGGTCTAACTAGATCCCAAAATTTATAGAAAACTCCGTGATGCTTGATAATGTCCCTAGATATTTCAGAAAATTCTGAATATTCAATTGGTTCATAAAAATCTTTCATACAGGAAGACTATAATCTATACATGTAATTTGATAGCTTGTCAAGTTAACAATTTTAGCTATTCGCAAGAATAATATTCAGTTTGTAGTTTTAAATTCACAGTAGAGGTATTGTCAGTAAAGCTTGAATCGTTGAATAAAACTTTATTGGTTGGCTGAATGGTTAATCTTCCATTGTGTAATTTTATAAATTTAAATTCCTTTGACTGCTCTGGTGCGTTTGAAAAACCGTCTCCAATAGGAGCAACTGTGAATAAATATTCACCATCTAGGAAATTATCTTTAATTTTGCATGAACAGCCTAGCCCTTTTAAATAGGTATACTCAACGCTTGTCCAATCATAACCGTAGCAATCCCATAATTGTGAGTCATCCGCCTTCCAAATTTTTTGCCTTGGGTTTTCTGAAAATGAAATTGTATGTGGGGGCAATGATCTGTAAACCGCGCCATTTTCAAACATTACATTCAAGCCCCAAGTCCTACCAGGAAAACTAACAAGTCCAAACCAAACCGCCCTTACAAATCCTGCAGAATTTTTATGAGTAAAATTGGAGTCAACCCAAATATACTGATGCTTAGGTATTGATCCAATTAAAGTATTCATTTTTCAATATCAAAATCATCCACCTTACTTGTGAAGTCGTGCCGGTTTTCTACAATTAAATTGAATAAATTTAAAATTTCTTTTTCAAATTCTAATTGTTTATGATCTTCCAATTTAGAAACCATAAAATCTATAATTGACACGCACATTCCTGCTACAGTCGCAGGGTCCAGACTTGCCGTATTAATTTGCCTACAAGCCGGCAATTCTTGATCGACTATTCCCACTTCAAAAACTGGGAGAAAAGATACTTTATTCATGTTTTTTTTATTTATTTTTCACAGCTTATCACCTTTTGACCATTAGAAAAATTTATTTCATTTATTAAAACTTTATTCAAATCTCCTGGCGTAATACATTCAGTAACCTTTTTTTTAGAAGATGTCCAGTAATATTGTTCATTTTCTTTATAGAATCTATTAGTATTATCATTATCTCCTATTACGCACGTTGGTCTAACTATGCAGTTATTTTTATAGATTTCATTTACAAACTTCTCGCAAAGAGATTTATTATACGCATAAGATTTCATAACCTCGTCTGCATATTCATGTAAAACAGAAATAGTGGATATGTATATATACTTATGACATCTTAAATATTTTGATATATTAGACAATTGAATAACTTTGTAACCAGAAAAATCAAACACAAAATCATAGAAATCATTAAATATTATCTGGCAATCTTTTTCTAGGTTTCTGTCGCATTTTATTTTATTTAAATTTGAAAACAATTCAGGGTTAGATACTCCTCTATTGCATAGAGTTATCTTTTTGGTGTTTTGGCTACACTCTAGCTCCTCAACAAAGCTTCTACCAAGAAATTGCGTGCCTCCTAAAATTAATATATTTGACATATTTTATTTATAAATTAGATAATATTTAAATCTTCTTTACTGGATATAAATTTCATTGGTTTTTTAAAAAAAACTTGATAATTCTTAGCTTTTTCCAAATTCCATGGATTTTTTGGATCCCAGTCTTCAAATAGGGGTAAACCATTCCTTATTTGATCTTCAAAGTCTTCGAAATTTTTATGTACAAATTGCACCGGATCAGAGTGAAACCAGTTGGTATTAACATACCTATTAAATGTGGCTGGCTGAACACCATGATAAGATTTTTTCGATATTTTAAAAATAAATAAACTATTATTGATCGGCGGAATTGTTTTAATTATATTGCGACCACTCTCATGACTGTAAATAAAAGTTCCGCCGCCATCTTGCTCTTTTAAATCTTTCTTATTATTCAGATAAAATAAAAACGCTACTGATCTTACTGCATGCTCTACAGCATCTGGATCATAATCCATATTAGTATGCGTATATAATCTATTATTAAATTGCATATTGTTTAAATAGTTGCTTTCGCTCTCGTTTTTTGTGAATTTACATACATTTAAATCGGTATGAGGCCAGCCTAGTACCGACGGATTGTCAATTTGCCCTTCGTGCAAATGGCAAGATGAAGAGAAAAATCTTGTTAATTGTAAATCAAAAATTCTGGAAATAAAGTTTTTAAAATTCTCAGATGTAAAAAAAGAATAGCCCGTGTTTTCAGCGGCTTTAGGATAAATATTTGCTATTTTGGCATATTTTTTTGAGGTTCCGCCCGCTGAATAACTATCATTACTAACTTTTGAACATAATTCATTTGCACGACCGCACATTTCTTGGTAAGTTTCTTCGTTAAATATATTAAAAAGCCTAATGTGTTCGTATGGGTAGGAGTAGTATTCACCACTAATATTGTTACTGAATATTCCAAGCCCTCTTAATGTATTTAGAAACTGCTGCAAAATGAAGTATTTATTTATATTCATATTTTTAATTCAAAATTTTACAACCCAAAAATAAATACATTGAGATTATTAAAGATAGAATCAATATTAATTTAATTTTTATTTTCGTTGTCACTCTTTTTTTTATTCCAATTTATTTGGTCATAATTGTCATAATACTTTTTACTGATATTTCTTGGCTTGTCGCCTTTTCCGGCATCACTTTTTGATTTAAAAATAGAATCTTTATTGTTTGACATATTATTATTTTATATTTTTATTCAATTTCAATAATCTTTCGAATCCTCTTCTGCAAGCAATGTCTCCTATAGCCCAATCATCTCTTGAAGTTTGCTTTTTTGTCCAATCTTCAATAGTTTTAACAGCATTGATTACTTTTTTTGGAACAATTGTTGCTCTTACGTCTGTGTTTTTATTTTCTTTTGCGCTTTTCATTTTCAAAAATTATATTTACCAAACCCATCCAGCTTTAGGAACGAATAAATTACCGCCTTGATGTTCTTTCCATTGTTTGATTGGAGCAACTAAATCTTGATTGAGCCTTTGGGAAGCAAATCTTAAAATTCTTAAATTGGGCCACGCCATGGGTCTAACTTGGATAATTTCATCAAGTGCTTCGACCGGAGTTTTACCCTGTAATACCCAAGCAATTATTCCTATTGCCGTTGATCTAGACACGCCAGCAAAGCAATTAATGCCAAGATTATACACAGTACTGGAATCAACCAGCGGTTCGATAAAAGAAATAATATTGTTAACATGTTGTTCTTGTGGTCCTTGCTGCTCTATGTTTTTTTGAATGTATTCATCATTGTCTTCATCAGACCAATCATAAAAATATTGTGCAAAATGTTTAACATTTCTTTTGCATAAATTTCCTCTCATCATTCTGATTTTATTCTCGTCCTCTTCATCGACTGTAGAAATCCAAGCATTTTGCTTAAGTTCTTTGAAAGAACTGGATACAGCATCGGAAAGATCAGTTATCGTAACGCTATTTATCATTAAATTTATTTAAAAATTGGCCAAGATCCCAACTATAAACGCCGTGATCGCCATCATCGAGTATGGGACAAGTCTTTCCTCTCATGAAATTATCCCATTCTTCTCGTAATTCATTTGGAATGTTTATCAAAATTTCGCTTTCTTTAATGGCTTGAGCCTCTAAAGTTTTTTCATTTAAAATTTTTACCCAATCTTTCATTTTATTAATGATAATGCTTTTTCAGTATTCAGAACGATTTGTTTGTATTCTTCTAGTTTATTAGCGAGGAAGTCTTTACCGACAATTGCTGGTTTCCCATGATCTGTTACGACCAATTGGCAATCGATTCCCGTATTGATGATATAACCATATCCATCCATCTCCCATTGATGATTTAAAATTTCAAATTTATGAATAATTTTGCCAAATTCTTTTTCTATTTTTTTCTCAACCCCAGTTGAATGCGGCAAATCATCCCAAGATCCAATTATTTCTGGATACTTCACAGATGCTTCCATATATTCATAATCATCAAGAGTGATGTTAAAATCCGTCGGGATATTTTCCATGGCTTCTTTAAAATTAAACTTACTTCCATCGCCGTAAGATGTTGTAAAATTAATTTCCTGCAATTTGTTCTTTGCTTTAAGAAAAGCCACTTCTTTTTCTAATTCTTCTACTCGTTGTTCAATGTATTTCATAATAATCTCCTATATCGTACTGCGTCCAAGTGTGTTTGTCTACTAAAATTTCAATCAAGCCTTCTGATTCATCTTCAACATAAAATGAATAGCGTTTAAAAAACCAAAAGCCCCAAACATCTTTATGGTAAATTTTCATTTATATTGCTCAAGACCTTTCTCCAGAAGATCTGAAATAACTTGATTAATTGAAACGTCTTTGTCACAAGACTCTTGGATAAGAAATTCTAGAATTTCTCTATCAACCTCATTCAAATCGATATCAATAGTAGCAAATTTTTCAAGTAAAATTCCTTCTTCTGTTTCTTTAATAGAAAACTTGTCTCCTTGCTTAATATTAAGTTGCGCAAGTTCATCTTCTGTGAATTTAACACAGACATCTCCTGTTGGTTCTACTGTTTTTTTAATCATAAAAGTTTTTCTAGTAATTCTTTTTCGTTACAAACAAATTCACAATCAGTCCAGTCTCTGCTTTGAACGCTATTGTCTAATTTGTCATCTAAAATTGTGTGGGCGGTTTTTAGTGCTTTTTTTGCATCCTTACTCAACTTGCATTTCAATAGTGTTAAAATAGCTTCGACATCGTCATCATCCAAATCAAATCTTAGCTTACTACCATCATACTTTGATCCATATCCAAAGTCAAGTATTAATTCTACATGAGGATCAAATTCTCCAAAACATTTTCCAGAGAAATCAGAATAATAAACTGCTTCTTCTCGCTGTGCTGGTCTAGTTGTTTTTTTCATTTTAAATGTTCCTTAACTACCTCCCATAATGACGGAATATCATAACAAATTTCCTTGCCATTTTTATCTGTTGCTAAATTTACCTTATCGTTGAATCCGATTCGTTCGTATAGGTACCAATCAACCCATCCGCAACCCTCTTCATCGAAGACGCCCTTCATAAGAATATCAATTATTTTAAAATAAGAATCTTCAAAATCTAAAAGATCTATATCTAATTTATACAGCGCCGATGAACGTTCCCTTACTTTTTCAATTGTTTCAATCAGGTCTTTGAATTGTTCGTATTCCATATATTAAAATTCTATTTTTAGAGTCGTGAAAACATTAGTTTCTTTTATTTCATTTTTAAAACAATCAAGATCAACATTGATGGCATTTGAAATACTGATCAAAACCTTATGATCTTCATAAATCTTAAAAAGATGTTCGACTTTGCCGCTTGACGATAAGTGTTTGTCGTTTTGTTGCGAATAGTTTGTGTTACCATTAAAGTTTACCTGAGTAAAACTAACATTAGCACTTATTAAAATTAAAGCAAGTGCTAGTTTCATAGTATGTTTCTGATGATGAAATATCGAATAATATCAAAAAAGCGAGACGTTGAATAGCAGCGCTTTTCTATTTTCTTCCATAACCAAAACCAGCCAGAATATTTTCTAAGCTTGTAACAGAAGCTATTTTGTTTGCTCTCGTAAGTCTTCCAATACTCATCCATTTTTACTTTACGGTTTTCGTATTTTTCAACCTTGGCTAATTCTAGTTTATCTAGCTTCCCATAAACGAAATAAGCGTCAAAGTCTACCCAAATAGATTCTTGATCATTTAAATCAAGAGTTTCATAAAAAACAATCTTGCCATGAAAATCTACCTTCTTTGTTTCTTGTTTTACTATCTTTTGATCTTTGACAAGATTCCAAGGCTTGTGGTTTTTTTGCTTCTTTTCCTCTTCTGTATAATACGTGTACTCATACTCTATTACCTCCTCCAACAGCTCTCCGTCTTCTGAGATAATATAAGTCTCCAAACAATTATCCAAATCTTTGGTTTGGTATTGCAATTCGTTCCACTTCACAGAAAGACCTTTTAGTTCTTCTGTAAGTGGTAATTCCTTTTTACATTTAATATATGAAAACATTCCCATGAGTTTTAGTATAAATTATTATTTGTTTAGGTCAACATTACAGCCAATTTAAAGCACAAGAAGTAACTGGAAATTCTTTAACAAAAATCTTTTTAATTTCTTCTGCAATAATTCTGTGCTCTTTTTGCGTATCTTCTTTTGTTCTTAGTTCCAAATAATGTATCCAAGAACGAATTGTACCAGACATAAACAATGTAGTGGATGTAGTCAAAGGCAGAACCATTCTAGCACATTCTTTAGCAATACCGTTTCCAATAAGCTTATCGTAAAGTTCTTTACAATTAGTTAAAGTAGCATCGACTTCGTATTTTAGCTCTGGTGACAAATCTATTTCTTCGTCCCCAACTTGTCTATTTGTTTTACCCTGCATTCTCCATTCAATATCTTCAAAAGAAGTAGATTGGGAATATCTTTGTGAAAATTCTTGAAAACTAAAACTACGATGTCTAAGAATTTGTGCTGCAATGGCTCTTGAAGTTTTAATTTCTACGCACATATTGACCATCTCATACGGACTGAAATGTTTATGAGTGATTAGATACTTTAGAAGCTTTGGAGCAGTTTCGACATTGAGTTGGTTTGATGGATTAGAAACTCTTGCACAATAAGATATCAAATCTTCGGCAGTTTTTAGTCCTTCTATGTTAGGTTGTGTGAGTGATATTAATTTGATCATGTCCAGAAATATTCTCTACGTTTAATAAGTTCAGTTAGAACTTCTGTATCTCGGTTTTTAATCTCTTCTTCGATTCTATTGACGTCCTTATATTTTACTTCATAAGGGATACCATCGTCTTTCATATATATTCTAGTTGTTCCGTCTTCTTGTGGAATGCGCTCAAACATTTCTTCAATTGGTTTGGAAGGAGGATAAGCATTTTGTAGATCAATTTCTAGTTGAGGTTTAATCTTAGTTACATATTCGTAAGCTTTTTCCAACCATTCCGCAAACTCTTTATGATGTTCTGTTGCTTCCCAATCTACAATATCAGCCTTGTATTCATCTTCGTAGAATGCTTTAATAAATTCAAAATTAACACTCACTACCAATTCAGTAACATCAACCCAAGTACGAGGAATAGACTTTCTAATCTTTTGGTTTTGAGGTTTAATGATTGGTCTAATTTTATCGTAATATGTCATTCTCCAGCTATAAGGAAACAAATCCCAAGCATCCCAAAAGCCATATTTTTCAAAAATATAACTCCTTACTTTTCCAAATAGAGTTTCATCCTTTTTGGGAAAATCTTTCAAGCAGTGATTTTTAGCTATAAATTTTTCTTCGTTCATTTTTTATTCATCCATTTGTTAAATTTTTCAGCAGTATCTTGCAAGTGGTTTTCACAAGCAATTATAGCATCTTCTTCTGTCTTATAAAACTTATTAGAAATTTTTGTAATATCATCATCAAACTTTCCAAAGTATAAACCTCCAATAAAGCCACAATGTTGCCCAAAATCATAATCACTATCTACAATATATTCCCAACCAATAACAGGTACTTTTGCAGAATACCAATAACCAGATTTATCATCAAGCCATTTCTTCTTCCAATTTAATTTAGTTTTCATTTCAAGTTCAATAAATAGTCTATATGTTTTTGAAGATTTGTCAAGTCTTCTTCTAGGATTCCACAAACTTCTAATTTTGCTGTTGGTCCCGAATAACCTTCTCTGTCATGTAATTTTACTTCTGGATAGTATCTCAAATCAAATGTAAAATAATCTTCAAAAACTGGCATGAGTGCTTCTAGATGAAGTCTTTTAAATTTTTCATTTTTACTTTTAAATCCGAATTGCCACCATAATGAAGATTCCTCTATATCTGGTTTTTCTTTAGCAACCGACATATCTTTCCAGTTACCACAATAACGACCATCAGAATACCAAAGGCATTCAAGATTCTCAAAACCATGTTCTTTTAGAACTTCGCGGAAAAAATCTACTTTTTTAATTATTTTAATTAATTCTGGACTCATATGTTTTTTCCAAAAATGTTCTGGCAATTTGTCCCATACTTTTCCAATCTTCGTATGTATCATCACCATCTATATAGATATCTTCAATTTTCATTATTGCGTCTATTGCTGCGTCTCGTTCGCGGATTGCTTTTTCTTTTTCAGAAACAGCTTTTTCCGCTCCAGTATTTTCTGCGATTGATCTGTATTCTTCTAGCTCTATCAACGCCTCATCCCGTTCGCGTTCTGCTTTTATTTTGGCATTCAAGTATTCATGGCACAGTTCTTGCGTCTGACGGAGAAATTCCTGAACCCCAATACGCTGAAATTCAAAGTTACTGCATTTTTCTTCAAGTTCTTCGATGTATCCTGTTGCAGTAGGATCTCCTGACCATTTTGCTATTAAAGCATCTGTTTCTAATGTTGGTCTGTTATTCATTATGCTTTTCCCAATACATGTGCATTTTTATTTTGCCATTTGTTTATTCTATCTGTGCCTTCTATCTCATCCATAGCAAGCCAAGCTTCTTTTAATTCTTTGATTAAATTGGTTTTTTCTGCTTCCGCTAAATCCCTCTCGCCACCAAGCCGGTTACTCAAGTCAACAAATCCATCAATGATTCTATCACCAAATTGTTTGGCGGTGGTGGTTTCGTCTCCAATCCCGCAACTCAAAAAATGAGAAACTTTACTTAAAACATCCATTGCTGCGTCTCGTTGATTGCAAATTTTATTAACTTCCAGCATATTTTCTGTTGCAAGGGTGTCGTATTTTTCTTGTAATTCGTTAAGTTCTTTTTCGACTGAAAGGAATTGTTCTAACGGAACAACAAAGGCAGATCTTTCATAATCTTGCGCTTCTTTGTATTCTGCTTGTATTTTTCTCATTTTAAAACCTTTTCTTTTTGTTTCAAAATTCTACCTTTTGCTTCAGACCAAAACTTTTGTCTCTCTTCGCTATCTTTATCAGTTTTAGGAGTATCGCAAAGTTTCCAGAATGTGCTATTGATCATTTTGTCTCTTTGAGCATCAGTAACAAACTCCCCGCTTCTGTGACTGTAGCTCCAATTATCGGCATTCTCTACTAGCTCTCTAACTCCGTCATTATTGCCAGAAATACAAAACATATTAATCTTGTGCAGGAAAGCCTCATATTGGGCCACTTTTTGTTTAAGCGTCGGATTTTTCATATTATTGATTATAGAAGTCTTTTTCTACAATGTCAAGCCTATCTTTTAGCCAGGCACGCAATGCCCAATGGTAATGTGTATAATTTGGATCCCTCTCGTAATGAAAGAAAGCGTGACCAACATCAAAATAAACATCAGCCGCGATTTTATTCTTTAATCCTTTAATATTTTTTATATTAAAATTATTTAAATTTACAGCGCCATCCATGCCAAAATCCCAAGTATAATACGCAACCTTGGCTTTTCGGTCTACATAATATACATCAACATAGATTGGTTCTTTGCAGCTTACTAAGCCAATTTCAACAAAATGTTTTTTAAGATAGAGTTTCACGTTTTACCAGCTCTCCTTTTTCATCATACATATAATCTTCAATCATATTACCGAGTATTTCTAAAGAGTCAAATGCTATATTAGAAATTTCATGATACCAATCTACAACATAGCAGCAAAGATCATAACTATATATTACTTCTCCGATTATATCAATTCCTTCTAAGCCATATGTGCCTTTTACTACGTCTCCCTCATAAACTTCTTTCATGCGTGAATCTAAAATTCCAAGAAATTGCTGAACCGAACATGAATGCTGAGAAAGCAAACGATCAGGAACAGTGATATTATTAAGATCAAAGTATTCAAACTTCTTCTGAATGTTGTCCCAAACTCTAAATTTTTTATTGTTCATTTATTTTTTTGAATTTTATTAACCAACTTTTTTAGTCCTCGTTTTCCAAGTTTCAGAAAATTTGGATGATTTGCTACTTCGGTTGCTAAATTTTTACCACCTTTAAGTTTTTTCAGTTCTTTGCTCATGTTGATAATATTAGAGAATATTTTCGGAAACGTCAATCTTTTTCTGCATAGCCTTCTCCATATCACCATAGATACTATTTGAGATTTGATCTTCCCCTGCATCAAACAAAGCATCTATTGCTTTTTTTAGAAGTTTTGATAATTCCAACTCTAATTTTGTTAGGTTTTTAATGTTCATTAATCAAAGTTTTTCTTATTAAATCTATTAGATAATAATAACTCACGCTCGACACGCGACAAGTATAACGAGATTTCTTAATCTCGTAACTATCACCGTTTGCTACCGCAACTACATCGGCTTTATTATGCATATCCATCATTTCAGCTTTTTCGTATTCTTTTTGATTTTTGTATATAGTGATCATGACAGTATTGGTATTAGATATTATTGATTTTTTTCAGTAACTTGCTGGCTTCTTTAGTTCTTTCGATCTTAATCTTTTGTAGTTGCTTAATAAGATAGTCCGCGCCTAGAATTTCTCTATATAAGTCATTCAAGTCTAATACTTTTTCATGATGAGAAGTACTAA